TGTTGTGTCTAACATGATGGTAGGTTTCCTGAATCCTGATCTCCACTTTCGGTGTTATTGGGTGTTAAGGTTAGTCCTCCTGTTCCAGTATCATTAACTTGCCCTGTTCCTCCTGTGAAGTCATCTGAAATATGATTAAAAGGCCAATGGTGCGTAGGATTGCCCAATGTGAAATCATTGGCCCAATCGAAGCAAGCAGCCCCGCTATTATAGGCTTCTGCCCTATCCGATGAACCCCAAGTATTTGAAAAGTCAATAACAGGTTCAGCGATATGACCGTCAAAGAATTTACCTGCTGTACCTCCATTATAATGACAACCAACAGCACCATCTTGTGTGGAAGTATAATCTCCATTTTGTCCTGTTGGATTACCTGCTGTACCTACTGAATTGTTTATGTAAACATTAATACCTGTTGTTGAACTTTCATCAAAAGTGAACATGACATGATACCAAGTACCAGTAGATATTCCACTTTTAGTTCCCTGCTTCCAGTTAGTTCCTGTAGAGTCTCTCATTTGTAGTTTGAGAGTTCCTCCACTATCTATTAAGAATGCCCACCCAGGATTATTACCAACAGAACCACATGACATTATAACATGATCAGCGGTGATTGTGTCACAATATATCCAAACACTTCCAGAGAAGTTGTTAGATGTAAGCGATAATGAAGATGCTGTATCTCTTAGGTGTTCATTGCTACCATCAGCATCAAAAGAATAGTCTGTTGTATAGCTACTAGCTGCTGCAAACCTATAAGGGTCTATTATAAAACTCATTGGTGTCCAATTATATAAACTTTAAGACCTGTTTCATCTGCCCCTCCCGAGATAGCATCTATATCTATAGTGATTTCTGCATCATTTGCGAGAGCACTATCACTTATTACAGCAGCCGTAGCAGCGGTTGTTGAAGTTTTTTCTGTATTATCAATAGTAAGTTTAGTAGATAATATTGTTGTCCCTGTCTCATTAATGTCAATAGTTGTAGTACCAGAAGTACTTCCTGCGCCTGTAAGTGATGCTCTTACTGCTGTCACTGTGAATGCATATGGCATTCTAAATGTTACCTTAGCTGTGCCTGTAGTAAGCGCTGTAGTCTCATCAGAACAAGCTATAACAAAAGATTCTGTCTTATTAGTAACTTCAGTATCTGTATAAGCCTTAATACTCTGTTGAGTGGCAAGAGATGTTGAGGAGTCTGAAGACATATCATCTTCATCTAAACAGTCAGATATATTAGCAGTACTAGGGAAGTCAATATTGTTTCCATTAAGATCCAAGTCTCCCCCTAATTGTGGAGTGGTATCATCTACTACATCTGATATTCCAGCATTAGTGTCCACATAAGCTTTGATACTTTGTTGGGTAGCAAGAGCTGTAGCACTATCAGAAGACATAGTGTCTTCATCCAAACAATCAGAGATGTTTGCTGTAGTGGGAAAGTCTAGCCCCTTACCATTAAGGTCTAGATCACCACCAAGTTGGGGGGTAACATCATCAACAATATCAGACAACCCTGTAGCACTTGCATTAAGTGCGGTGATAGTGCCATCTTCATCTATTTGACAATAACTCTTTAGAGCAGTGTCATAGAAGATAGTACCATATCCAGCAGCTGGGGTGTCTACTGAGGCAGGTAATCTTCCTTTAGTCTTAATCTGAGCCATTAACAGTCTGGTTTAATAGGTAACTTATATATCTTTTGGTATTCTTGATAACGTATATCGTAGGTGGGAAGTTGTTGAATTTGTTCTACTTTGCGCTTTACACTAATGGAATCAACACATACATCATTGACAAGTGTCTTAATGTATCCACCTTGTACAATCTTAGTAGTATCAGTAACACTCTGCCCTAAGAATGATAAGCTCAGTAAGATAATGCTCAGTCTTTTCAGATAACTTTTCATTGAGTTTTTCACTTTGTATGTATTCACCATAGAATTTTCCAGCATTAAATGCTAGTCCAAGGATGAAAGTTACCAAGAACCAGTACTTTTTCAGGCCCTCCATTATATTTTCTTATTTTCATCATTACTTGTAAAGAAGTTATAAATTTTTACTGCTGTGCCTACTGTAATAGATATCGCAGTCATGAAGAGAATATATTCTTTTAACCAGAAGTCCATGTTTGATATTGTGAATGCCATGAAGAGCATACATAGTGAAAATATGTCTATACTGAATAGTGCTTTTTGTATAGCTGTATTGGGTAATATTCCCTTTAATAATATGATAAACTGTTCCATTATAGTGTTGCTAGTTCTCCTTTGAGTATCAGTGTCCCCTCTATCAGCATCGTCCCTTGTACTACCATTAACCGTCTCTGTGGTATAGTTAATGTCTCTGATGATTGTATGCGTATCCATGAAAATTGGTTTCCTTCAGTGTATGAATTATTGGTGAGCAGGTCACCAAGATATATGTCCTTATTTGGCATAAAGATTGTCCTAAGAGCTTCTCTTGTGACATCATCAATATTAAGTTTAACCTGTCTCTGCTTCAGTCTTCCATCTGTAAACTTAACCAGTTTGGTATCCAAGTTAAGTTTAGCCTCTTCAAACTTCTTCCATTTCTTACCATCACTATAATGGAAGCCTGCTCTGTTGGGAGGTGAAGTAATGTAATATGCTTGACCATCAACATCTTTTGGATTTGGTAGGTCAGTATATTTCATTAGGTACAAGGTCTTTTAGCAAGTTCATACATATAAGCCATGATATCACAAATTTCATCTTCAGTCAGACATTCAGTAGCAAGATGTTCAGGATCTACACATGCCATACGAGATACCATAACCTGTAAGAGAGCAGCTTCTATAAGACAACAGTCATAGTCAGCACCCACTTTCATGAGGTTTACAATAGTATTTGCTCTATCTCCTAAGGCACAGGCATCAAATTGCAAATTGGTTATGTAACAGTCTAAACAAATCATTATGATTCTTTTACAACACTCCAGCCTTCAAAGACAATGTCATTAGCAGCTGCAGTACCATTAGTACCAGTGATTTTTAAAACCATATCTGCTGTGAAATCTTCAGTATCTGTGAAAAGATCAATTTCTGTATCTTCAGCTCCAGCCCCTCCTTCAAAAGTCCATTTAACATATCCTTTTTGAGCAGCAGAACCTGTTCTAATCAACCATACTTCACATGTCCAAGGTAAATTATTTGGTGCTGTAATACCAGAATTTTGTCCTTGAGCTGTTGCTCCAATATACAATTTAAGTGTTTTAGTATTAGCTGTAGCACCTGTGTCACCATATGCTTTAATGTAAATACATTGACCATCAGTGTTTATAGTATCTGCTGGCATCGTGTAAGATACAAGATCTGTTTCAGTTGTTGAAGCTGGTGTACCAGCTGTTGTGCCTGAAGTATTAAGAGTACGTGATCCTACAAGATTTGCAAGAGCCACTTCTTTTAAGTTACCAGAATCTGAGGTGTCAGAAACTAATACTGTATCTGTAGCTTGAGTAGAAGTTATTGCTGTCTTACCAGTTATAGCTGTACTTGAAAGTGTTAAAGCACCTACAGCAGAAATTGTACCATCTCCTGACATACTCACCCACACAGGAATTGGAGTTGCATTCATTACCAGTATTTGTCCTGAAGTACCAGCTGCAAGTTCTGTAGGAACACCCTCACCATTCATGTAGTACATTGAACCTGCAGTAAGATGTGCAAGTTTTGCAAGAGTGATTGCATTGTCTTCAATCATCTCTTCCTCAATAGTACTAGTATCAATGTTAGACGCTACACTGACATGCCAAGATCCAGCATTAGCATCATAGACTGCGAAGGCAAGAAAGGTTGAGTCTATTACTTGCTGGCTGATTGTAGTGCCCATAAAACTATAAGTAAATCCTCCTAGTGATACATTTCCTGTAGAGAGGATAGGAATAGTCATTCCATGAACAGGAGTAAGACCAGCATCAATAATCAGGGTAAGATTGCTTACCAGTGTTTGTGTACCAGTAAGTACATTAATTCCTCCGGGAATTAATTCTATATTACCACCTGTTGTGTATGCTTGTTGTGTTGTACCTGCAATCATTATTGTGCTCGTTTAATGTGTTCTGCGTAAAGTAGTTTTCCTTTCAAATTTCCAAAAGCAGTAGAGGATGTTTCAAAGTATACTTTTATTTTGTGTGTTACTGGCCAATCAATAGAAACAAGTGCATCTCCATGAGATTGTCTATAAAAGATGTCATCAGTTATATTGATACTGCCTGCTCCTCCACTTGTACTAGAATTTCTATACCCATGAATGAGTGCACCAGTCGTTTGTCCTGTCCCCCTCTTATATAATTCTATGTCAAGATTACAGTAGTTTCTTGTTGTTTGCAGACATTGCATGTCCCATTGTGCAATAAGAACTTCAGTAGTACTTGGTAAATCTTCTACAGCATATACATATGCTTTAAGCTCCTGACAAGAACTACCTGCGTTATCAAATACCCATCCAACCTTCACACGTAGTACATCATCTTGTTGTGACATTGCATCTACAGATGTTATTGTAGACCAATCTATTGCAAAAGCATTTCCAGTACCGTTTGCAAGAGGAACTTGTTTTGTATCATTAGCCATTAGGAATTCCCCAATACCAAGTTCTAATATGTTGGCACCATCTTGCCCATCTGCACCATCAGCGCCTGTTGGGCCTTGTGGACCTGCAGGACCTGCGGTTCCAGCATTACCAGTTGGGCCTTGTGGTCCAGTTGGACCACCGGGGACAGTGGTATCTAAACATGTTAAGTCATTTTGTCCGCATAAGCATCCCATAGTTTAACAATTTTTACAGTCTGTGTTTGCCATTAGGTCTTCAACCTTGGCAAGTATATTATTGAATTCAGTTGTTTTATTACAACCTGCAGCTCTTAATGCTGCTCTTAGCAACGTGTCTGCAGTTATTAATCGCCATGTTTTTGAATTACACCAATCCTCACATTTACAATTCTCACTAATCACATCATGCATCAATCTGGCAATCTTACAATCTATAGTACAGACAATTGGTTTTTCAACATAGGCTATAAAAGAGAGAGTATTACCACTTTGTGAGGTTGTCACTGTGGCTGTTATTTTCCACATACCATCATCTAAACTTCCAATGTTTGTGAAGGTATAGTTATTTGATGTAGAATCAAAGTCTATGATAACAGGGTTTACTTCATCAGTAAAGTCTGCTACTGTGATATCAATAGTATCACTTGTCCCTGAGGGATCTTCTATATGGTATTGTATTGTTGCAATTTCTGCTTCTACAAGTTCTTCAGAACAATCTGTTTGTGTAAACAGAAATGCAATTGTACTATTTACAGTACCACTTCCAAGGTATGCATAGTCATACCTGAATTTGAAGAATTGTGTACTTGTGGTAAGCGGGTCACTTGATAATCCGGGTGCAGATGTTGTAGACATATCATATGTCACTGCATAAGGTGTACTTTGAGTGTTAGCTGTATCCAGTGTATATAGATAGTATTCTTCATTTGCTATATTATAGATATTATGCATTGTGAGAACATCACTTGTGAATGTAGCTTCTGGGGCATCATCTACTGTGATGTCTGTATTAGGTACCCAATAGTCAAAAAGTTCACCATTAGAGTAAGTCGTGATCAGAAAATTCATACTTGCTGTAGTAAGAGTTCCACCTGAAGGTGAAAACGTTAACTTTACAACAGTTGTACCATTCTTCTTTACATTAGTAAGAGTTGTGGTTGCACCAGTAAGTGTTGTTGGTGTACCGTCATGATCAGTATATGTCCACTCATAATCTGTACTTGCAAAAGTGAAGTTAGAAGTAGTATTAGCTGTATTAGCTGTAACTTGTATTTCTCCTCTACCATCAGCATCAGGGCCTACGTCTGTAATGTCCTTTACCTGTGGTGAAATATATTCTATGTCATACTCCAGCCTACAATAATCAGTACAATTCCAAATCTTCAGAGAATTGCAATCAGCTGAATTTCTTACTGTGAGATTAAGTTTTGACATTATGCATGAATTTCTGTAACGAGTGCATTACCAGCATTTGCAGATGCCCAAATAGCACTCACAGGTCCTTTGTAATTATCTATGGTCTTATTACCATATTGTGCTAAAGAAAAGGAATAGTTAGCAGTAGTAGCTGTTCCACCACCAAGAAGTACATAACATCTTGCACTATCACTGTTTTCAAACATGATTGCGCTTCTTGTTAGATTTTCTCCAATAAGAGAAACTGAAGTAGCACTTGCGCCAACAACAGTAACCGTTTCATCTTTACCCTGATGTGCTCGTCTATTTACTCCTGTCTTAGTCTGTTGAGCAATCTGCTCACTATTTATAGGACCTATACTTGTATGTTCTGTAAATCTACTCATTATGCTACTGTTGGGCCTGCATCTCCTGTGGCCATGTTACCTCTTTCTATATAATACCACTCACTACCTAACCACATAAGAATCACATAATCTCCTACATCATAAAAAGTGACTGTAGAGTATGTGTTAAAATTAGCAGGGGTGAGAGTTCCATTTCCACCATCAACTACAAAGACAATCTTTTTCAATTGTCCTATATCATTACCATCTGCAAGTGTTCCTGCATCAGCACCAGTTGTTGTCCACTGGGTGAGGTAAGATGTTACATTAAGTGCTCCTGCTCCTGAAAGGGCTTGTGGAACTGTTGTTGTTAGAAATGGGGCTGTAGTGGAGTTTGCTCCTGAGATCTTAGAACTTGCCTGAACTTGAAAATCATTAACAGCAAATTTAAAGTCTATACTACCTGCAACTTTGACATCAATGACATCATCAGTATTTGCAGATAAGGTTGTATCTCCATCTTTATCTAATATAAATCCATCGGAAGTACCATTAACATCAACAGTACCATTATCAAGTTTTACATTAGAAAATATTAGTCCATTCCCATCATCATTAAACTGTGTTAATGTTAGTATAATCATTGTGTGTCAGTTTCTGTGGGTTCATCTTCCACTACAGGGGTATCAATGATCTTTAACCAATGGTTACAATCATTGATAATCCCAATAGATTGGAAGTATTCTGAGTGAGCTTTGTCTCTTGAATTTTCAGCAAGAGCTTTGCGCTCAAGAATTTGTTGTTTGGTAATTTCCATTATGCTTTCGCACCTTTGATAACTGCAAAGTTCATTGTCAGTGTGTTATCAAGAGCGGCAGCAGCTAAATTGGAAATGGTAACATCAAAGCTTCCAACAGCGACTGCGGAAACATATAGCACAGGAAGTCCTGCAGATGATGTTGATTGCATTGAAAGTACTATAGTATCCTGTAAACCAACAGCAGAATTAGTAACTGTGAAGGTTGCTTCTGCATTTTCAGCTAAAGTTGAAGCAACAGTCTTGATTTCTCCTGCGGCAGCATTGATTGTCACACCAGTTGTAATAGATGTAATTTGTGTTACAGTACTTCCAGCGCCTGTTGCATATCCAATACCTGCAGTAGCATCTGTGGATTTAACTCCACCTGCAACTGTAAAACTATTAGCGTTTAAGGTTGCTAATGAAGTGCCTGCAATTGCTAATCCAAGTGTACCTGTAGAGGAAAGGAATAGTCCAGTATCGACATCACTATCAAAGAACAACGAGGGGGCAGCGGCAGTACCATCTGCTAATGCAAATGTATTACCCAAACCATCTGTATCATTTACGACATCCAGAATGTATGTTTTAAGGTTAAAAGAATTATCCAAACCTAGTTTGCTAACTCCACCTCCAACAAGCAACCTGTTATCAAGATATTTTGTTTTTGCCATTATTTATGTGTTTAAACTAAAAAGGGCAAGCAAGCAATGGGCCTACTTGCCTTTTAAGATTGTTTATGTAATTTTAATTACCCTAATAGATAATGTACAAAGATTTCCCATTCAGCGCTTGCGCCTGTCAGAGTACTTCCTTCATTATCAAGTTGAATATCAGCAGCAGTTGTAATAACCAAAGGAACAAGAGTTCCCGGTCCTGTACTTACTCCTGAATCAGCACCTGTAAGATCAATGTCTGTACAGATTACTTGAGAGCCAACTTTAATATCAACGTTATCTGCACCACCTACTGCACTAACTTCATTACTTGAAACTCCAACAATAATTGCACCAGCAGGTATTGAAGTAGTCTCTGCTAATGAAATATCACCAGCAGCAGTACCATCAGATAGTACGTAGATTGCTTTTGCAACTTTTACGTCTTGTGTCATGATTATGTTATTTATAAGGTTACAGCGCTAAATGCTCGTGGGCAAGAAGCCAACCATACATTCATTAAGGCTTCAAAATCAGCTGTAGTAGCAGTATCTCCGGGTTCAATTGCTACATAAGTAGAAAATTGATCCTCACTTGGGAGTCCATTACTAGCAGTGGTTTTAAGTCCGCTGAAAATTGTGTAAGTATCGTAGGTTGCAGTACTGTCTACAGGAGAAGTATAAGAATATACATAAGATCCGGGAGCTTGAGAATTATCAAATTTTCTCAATTCATCAGAACTCTCATAAAAGAGTGCTGTTTGTCTTCCAGTTCCAATTCCCTCACCTGCACGAGTTTGTCGTGTAAGTGCAGTTGTACTTGAAAAGCCAGCTGATAGTCCTAAGTTAAGAGTAGTCTTAACTTGTGGGATTCTATCAAAGAAGGCAGTAGCTTGATCAATTGCAATCACAAGGATTACATCAGCATTTGCAGTAACTCCTGCAACAGCGGCTGTGCCTGCTGTAACTGCAGTAGCAGCATCAGTACCAGCATCATATGCTTTAATCATAAATGGTACAATGTCAGAAGTTGAAGCTAAATCAGTATGATTTGAAATTGCAGAAGTAATTGCAGCAGCTTCAGCAGCAGTAAGTGTCTTAGTAATAGCTGCACCAGTTTCATCATAACCAATTGTAATGGTTGCTCCAGAAGTAGCTGCGGCTAAGGTGACACCTGCACTCAATGTTAAATTTGTACTGTCAATAGCAATTGCCATATAGTTTCCACCACCCTGGCGTGTACCTGACCATACTGTTGAATCTCTATTGATCCAGTAAGCAAGATTCTGTACTAAGTCATCGCGTTGGAGAACTTCAGTTGTAGGCCCATCAACACTATAATCAGGAGTAGTAAACTCAGGATATACAGCAGTTTTGTTCCTACCATTAAGCATGAATGTGCGTCTGCCTTGTGCGGCAATTGTTAGTTGGTAGCGAGTTTCATCTGCTACTGTAATTTCACCTGCTGCTCCATTCACGGCCCCTAAGGTCCAAGATGAGCAAGTAGGTGCGGTGTAGGAGACTCCCGTCCAAGCGGTAATAAGTGCTCCATCAATATCCTGACTGCGTTCTACAGGCCGTAAAGGCAAGGGATTATTAGGTGTTTGTCCAAGATCACTTGAAGTGCTTGTTCCCTGAGCAATATAAATTACTGGGAAATCAGCGAAAGTGTCACCGGGAGATAGTGCTACATCAGTAACAGCATCAAATACTCCTAATTGTCCATCAGCAAGGTTAATGTCATTGTTAGTAGTGTCTACTAACGCTGTACCACCAGTTGCCAAGGCTGCATCATCTTTAGCTACGAGGATTTTGTCTACGCGAACTTTTTGATTGTTCATATTAAAAATCTAATTGTGTACGAATTTGTTTTAATTGTGTTCCTTGTACATCAGTAAGATCACTTCTGATCTCTTGTGCTGCCAAGGATATTATTTCATGATGAAAGGCTTCATCTATATCACAGTCTACTGTGTTATTTCCAAATTGAGTTCCTGAACTTGTGAGTTGTCCATCGGGGTATGTGATGTGTGTGTAACCATCACTGTATACTACTGCGGGTTTCTTGATATAATCTACCCAAACCTTTTCAACGCTAAATTGTGAGTTAGTTTCAAAATACAGTGAGTCCGCAGTAGCTGTTTGTGAGCTTCTGCCAAACCTTACTGGCACTCTTGACCACTTGAGAGAGGGTTTTGTATAACTATTGAAGTTATCATCAGTCTGAATAGGCTTCAGATTATCAGTAGTCTTAGTGCAGCTTCCACTTTTAATCTCTGCTCTTACCCTTGTAAGAAAGAGATACTCATGTAAAAGGTTAGTAGTTGTAGTGAGTTCTACTTCATATATTCCAGTAGCTGGTGAAGTAGGTACTATCACAGTCTGGAGTTCAGGACTCTTTATGTGTAATTTTGAGAGATTGGAAACACGCTCTTGATCAGTTTCAAATCCACGTTCTTTGTGGACTCCGTATCTTGACTTTAACCATATTTGAATTGCACGTTGAATGTATGAATCTTTCTGTGCAGGTAAGATATCAGGTCTGTCTTCAGATGATATCTTGTTAATTTCCTGCTCTAATTCATAGTGCATTTCTTTTATGGTCATAATCTAAGCTTTGCCTTTAACTGGTCTTCCAGATCTTTTTGCTCTGGTTGGTATTTTGGATTTGAAAGGAAATCAAGGATTTCATCAAATCTATTCCAAGTGACTACATCTGGTGTGGAGCCATCTTCTCTCATAGGAGGAACCCATGTAAACTCTGCACCTCTGTTATAGATTATACTATACTGCAAGTAGTCATGTAATTGTGCTCTTGCTTCAAAAGTAGGTCTTGTTTCTGTCTTGCTATATGTATTATATGCATGATTGAACTCACTAATTTGCTGTTTACCTTTTCGTATAAAGCTATCTAAGAGGTTATATGCGGCTGTGCGTGCTATTGTCTTAACATTCTGGAAATGTGGATCATTGATTGCTTTCACAAATTTGATAATAGTATCATCACCAAGATCATTAATCTTCTCCAGACGTGAAATAGCCTGATTCATTGCTTGTTTTTTCTGCTGTTTAACTTCAGCTTCTTCTTCTTCCCTTGTAATATACCACTTTGCTTTTGGTGTTACTGCAATTTCCTGATAGGAATTAGCAATGTCATCTCTTGCAATAGCAATGTAGTAGAGGATTTCATGCTGTGGATTCTGCATATTCAGAACTGTAGCTCCATCATTCATTTCCATTTGAGCTTCTGCTCTCTGGAAATATGGAACACTGTCAACAGCATCACCTTTAAGAACTCTCCTATATCCCATAGGATCTGTCTGATTGGTGTAATAACCATAAAGACGGTTATGTTTGTATTCAAGAACATGTTGTCTAAGAACTTGTTCCTTTCCACTGAATACTTCCCCCCATTGTCTATCTCTCCATTTAGGTTGTTTCTTATCCTTTGTATAAGTAGGGTCTCCTTCAAGATATGGATTATCAATAAGTATGTCTAATCCAGTGTTTAGAGCACCACCACGAGAAGTAGATGGGTTAGCACATAAGGTTACGCGAGTGCCGGGGGCGCGTGTAAGGTTTCTTTCTTGTACACTTGATTCATAAAACTGTCCATCATTTCCTTTCTGACGATCAGTGATTCTGTCATACCTAGTAACTGGTTGTCTACCGGGCACAGGCATAATAATTGCTTTAGCAGTCATTCTTTTGTTTTTTTGTAAAAACTCCCTCCAGCTTGTTCTTAAGAAGCCAGAGGGAGGTTGTTGTTTATCTTAATTATCGTATTGCAAGATTACAGCACCACAACGGGTAATGTCTCTTACCATAAGACCAAAGGATTTCTCAACTTTGATACCATATCCACCAACACCACCAGCTAATCCCGGTGAACCATCGTTGATAGGCATTCCTGATTTAGGATCCCATTTACCAGTACTACAGAAGTAGTAATCAGCAAATTCTTCACAGACCATAGAAATATTATCCATGCCTGCTTTAGATTGATCACCAGTGTATCCAAAGTCAATGATATCCATTCTGTAGCTATCAATTGTCTTATCTGGATAGAGAGGATGTGTCTTCCTTGCCATATCAGGATTGTCTTTTGAAGGATCAATCATAACTGAGATGTCTAAACCATTCTTACCCACGTAGTGAGTAAACTGTAAGCCATAGGACATATGACGGAAGTCTTTACCACGGATATAATGACTATCAGTAGTGAAGAATTGTGAAGCATCAGATGCTACCATGTTGTGGAACATGATTGCTCCTTGTTCACCAGTGGAGAGAACCAAACGCCTGTTAGCAGGTGTTGCATCTTTCCTTCCAGTGAAGATACTTGAAATCCAATCATCTAAACGAGCGAGTGTCAAGTTTCCATTGTGATAGAGGACGTTACCATCTTCTTGTTGCTCACGAAATCCGGGACCTGTACGCTTAAGGTAACCTTGTGGTCCTACCCTTGTACTCTTACGTCCATATTGCAGACCCCACTCACAATCTTCATAGATACCATTCCATACTTCAGCTTCAGCCATAGGCATAAAGTTGTAGTAGGTTTTACCCTTGTTATCCAAGAATGGTACTCGCCAATGTGCAAGTTTCTGTACTTTGTTACCAGAATTTTTGTCTACACGCAATGCTTTATCACTGAAATTTACTTCTTCAGCAACGTTTCCAGTTTGTGAACGTAGTTCAAACACACTGTTAAACTGCATGGTTCCATAGTCCTGATTCATTTCATCAGCTATAGAAGTTCCATTTTTATGGAATTCCTGTCCAACTTGGATAAGAGCATCTGGGAATGTCAAGTTATTGTTGTCTGTCTGCAGACGAAGAGTATATTTCCAACCAATAGTAGAGTATGGAGAAGGTTCTCCTACTACTTCAACTGGATAATCCTCATCCTGTCCAACAAGTACATCTGGATACTTATACCAAGGAAGATCTAAGACTACATCAAAGGTTCTTTTACCAAGTCCATGTGTGGTTCCTGTCTCAACAACAGCAACTACCCTTGCTTTTTGTTTTTGATGTCCTCGTAGTTTCCATGAATACTGGTTACTAGACAAGTAAATCTTTTTACCTTTAGCTTCTGTCATAGCAATCCAAGGCTTATCCTGATATTTATCAGTAGCCGAGAACAACTCTGCCATATTAGTAGCATTAGCTGAAAGGTCGTGGGTCTTATCCACACCATAAGTGCGTACTAGGTGGGTGCTATTAAAAGTATTGCCACCAAGACCATCTGTGATAGTTGTGAGCTTAAGCCCACCCGTATTTACAATCATAGGTTGTTATGAATTTTTATAATTTTGATATTCGTGAATCAACTGGATTCCTTGGGGGAGTATATGCATTACCTTGCTGTCCTACTCTACCACCACCAGCTGTTCGCTTTTTCAGTTTGTTAAATACTGTTTCATTCTGTTCATCCTTTTCAACCCTTTTCTTATTTTCTGGTAATGTAAACCCTGTTTTAGGATCATAACCAGCGAGTAGGTCTAGGAATTGAATGAAATGCTCAGGATTGCTTTGAATAGCCTGAGTCTTATATTGGTACTCTGGCATTGTAGCACCATTCTGCAACTGCACATGTTGGAAACTATTTAGTATTTCCTGTTGTTTAGTTGCTGCATAATTAGTATCTTTCAGACTCTTCATGAAGTTTTGCTTATAATTAGCCTGATAGTCTTGTTCTGCTTTGCGTTGTACTTTAGCCTGCTTTTCCATTTCACCTATATACTCCGCATTCTGTGCTTTGACATTTTGAGCATATTCCTTTGCAACATCTTCAAGCCCTCTATTATCCTTATCATCTTCAACAAGTTGTTGAACTTTATGATCAGGAAGATTGGTAGTATTCTTGTAATACTGTGTTACAAAGTTTTCAGCCACTCTATCATCTGAGAAATCCATACTATCAAGATTAGCAGTGGCTGAATGAGTAGAGATATAATTCTGGAGATCTCCATACTTCCCATCTTCAAGGCCAAACTTGATAATGGATTGTAGGACAGGATCATTGATTGAGTTTAGAAATTCAGTCTGTACTTGTTCTGTTTGTCTGCCTTTGTGATAGTCAATCAGCTCATTAAGCTTCTCTTCACTACCATCAAATTCAAACTCTTCTGGAGCCTGTATGAGACCTAATTCAATCATGCCTGCTACATAATCAGTCATCTGCTCTTCAGCAACAGGTTCTTGATAAGTAGGTTCTTCGTCCTCATCTTCCTCCGTTACATATGCAGGTTCTTCTGACTCCTCATTTTCAAGAGCTTCTAAAGGCTTATACTTGTTGTCACCATCAAGGGTTATTGAAGTAGCGTCTTCATCATCCTTAACTGGTTCTTCTACAGTTACCTTCGGCTCCTCAATAGTTTCCTTATCATCTTTCTCTTTAGTTTTTTCTTGTATAAGATCCTCAAGAGGTGTGAAAGTCTGGAAACTGTCGTCTAAGTTAATTGTTTGTTCCATTGTTCAGTGTGCAAATTTAGTTATTGTTTTTAGATTAAATCAGAGCTAATTACATATGGTTTGTATCATATAGCCCTTTGTTAAAATTTTAGTATATTGAGTAGTCAAATTCTCTACCACTATGCTTTGATATCCGCTTTGTGGGACCCCCACTTTGTCTATTTGTTGGAGTAATAGTCGTTTGCGTTTTCATCATTGTTGTTGGACTCTTATCAATAGACCATCCACTTGCTTCTGGTTTCATTGACCATATTGCAGGATCCTGTTGTTGACTACGTGCAGTTACCTCTGGATATTTTACAGGTTTAATAACAGCTCCTTTTGGTGTAAAGTCTTTGGGATCAAAATAAGGGGCTGTTGTAATGTCTCCACGCTTCTCTCCAATATTTATATTACCCCATGGTTGCATACCTGAAGGAATCATACCTTTTGGTATAACAGTACCTATAGCCTTGTTTACAGTTCCTGGCTCTCCTAATTCAGGATAAAATGTAGCATTACCAATTGGATTGGAGAAAGGAACCTTAGCGCGTGTTGTTGGAGAAAGCTTAAAATTATTATTTTGGTCAGGGTTTGCAAGTATAACTTGAGCATTAGGGTTTCTATTCCATGCCTCTTCCCTTTTCTTTATAGTGTCAGGGTCAAAACTTTGAACTGGTCCTGTTCTTTTATACCCAAGCTTACTTCTTCTCTCATCTAAGTAAGCCTGATGTTGTAATACATCAATACTATCTTGTCTTGTGGGCACATATTCATTTCTACCACCATCTTGGAATTGCTTATTCCCAGGTCTTTGGATATCATAATACTTGGTTTTTTCATCTGCAGCAACCATTGCAAGCTTGCTTTTCTCTTCTGGTGACATGTTTTCAAACAAATCAGGGTTATACATGATGTTATCATACCCATCTCCTTTAGCACGAGGATCCATAAACTTGATATGTGTTGCTCTTTTAGCAAGATCTTCCTGTGTACTTTTTGGTAGGTTGTGAACGTTGGGTAATTCAATAGCACGAGTTTGCATTTGATTTCCAATCCACTCTGCCTTCTTTCCTACCTGTATATCCTCATTTGGTTGATTACCAAAAGCAGGAGTTTGTACTCTTGAAGAAGATGCTCTAAATCTTGGATCTAGCATCCCATATCCAGTACTACTACCATCTTGCATCATAGGTATACTACTGAATTTAGGGTTCAATGGAATTTCAGGTTTAGGTTCTGGTATTGGTGTAGAAATATTCTTGTTATATTTTTCAAGATACTGAGAAGGTGTTTTATTAGCTTGTTTAGCATTAGGACCATAGATATTAGGAAGAGCTTCTGCTAAAGGTTTTTTATCTCTTAAATGATAACCAAGATAATTTCTTGTACCCTGTCTTCCCAAAAGGTTAGCCATTGCTGCAATTTGATCTTTAGTAAAGTTAAATCCCGGAATTTGTGGTTTATACTCTGCATATAAATCATCTGCTGTTTTCTTTAATCCCGGTATTCCTTTAAGTTTACCATCATACTGCATTCTAAACATCTTGTTTTGCAAGTCTGTATCTCCTGCAAGATCATCTCTTGTTACCCCTTCCATTTCTGGATAATCTTTTATTTGATTATACAACATCTGATATTGTCCAGTAGCTGAAGACTGAGGATTCTTAACATGTGGTCTACCATCTGTTTCTGTCATGTAGATTGCATTCTTAAACTTTTGGTAATCAATAGTATCATTCTTCATCCCTAAACCATTTTGTGCTTTTGGAATAGGGCCACCATCTTGTTTTAAGGGAATTTCTTCATAACCTTTTAACCCATTATCCTCATGTATATCTTCAAGTGCATCTAGCTGATTTAATCTTTTTTGCCAAGGAAAATATCTTGCCTTAGATTTCGTCAAATTAATACCCTTTGCAAGCATAGGATTTTTAAAATTTTTGATATACTTTATCTTTCCCAGTTTGCCAAGAAGAGGAATAGCCCCAAACATATCAATTCCTGCGTCTACAGTAGGGTATTTTTTTCCAGATGTTTTCCAAGAATTATATGCTCTTCTGGCATCATTCCAAGACATTATTCCGCTAGGATCAAAAAATTCAATCAAATTTTCAGCAAAACTATCCTTATCTGCTAGCATCCAGTCTTTATATATATTTTGAATACTTGGGGGTTGTGGACTTATAAAACCAGCCTTATAAAGTTCATGAAAAGATGGTTGCTGCCAAGAAGGTAAACTAGTAGTTTCAGTATATTCTTTTGCTGGATTTGTTACAGGATATGATTTTGGAGAATCAGAAGAACTCCATTCATATCCATGACCGCGTCCATCTTGTATTGCTTCTACTGGAAAATATTCTGCTCTACCACTGGATAGATTATTAGGGTCAACCGTCATAAACTTTCTCACCATTGTTTCATCAAAGACTTCTTGCTTAGTTGGTTCAATAGTTGAATTTTTTAATCCATAGTTAGTTTGAGGATTATTTGACCATTGTAATGGATATCCATCTTGTGCAATAGGAACTTCAAGAACATTTTTAGAGTTAGGGAAAATATGTCTTTGTCCCGGATTCATGATCATTGGTGGGTCCCCATCAGGATATACTGCTAATGTTTTACCAGTATTTGTATTGTCAATGTTTCCACTTGAAATAATATTGTAAGGATTATTAGCTGTTTGAGTTCCTCTTGTATAACCAGTTTTGTTTACAAATCCACCATCTTGAAATTGTGCACGAATACTTTCCCCTATACTTATTTTAGGAAGCTGTGCTTCATATTCTTTTTGTGTGTAAAATCCTTTGGTAGGAGTTTGTTTTGCAAGTACAAAGGGACCAGTCTTCATTCCATTGTATTCTCCTTGTCCAGCTTTTACCATCAACTCTCTTTGTGCTTTTTCAAAGTCTGTTTTAAGGTTTTGTCTTTTTGTATAATTACCCTTATACTCATCACCAAAATCCCATATATCCTGTGTGGTTGTTGTTAGATTCCCTTTTGGATCATAGTGGAGATAATTCATATAGCCGCCAATATCATCTGCACTTTTTGAAGCAGTTGTATTTGTACTTTCAAGTGGCATGTAAGGGTGTGTGGTGAGGTAGTTACCCACCCTTGTTTTGAATTCCTCTATATTTTTAGGTTTCTCTTTCCATAATGCTTCTTTAGAACTTGATGCAAGATCATACAAATGTTGTATATCTAACGTATCCGGTTTACCTTCATAATATGAGGCTGGCGTATTAAGCATTTCATATGTTCTTCCTTGATAGTTTTCCTGCTCGGGTATATTATATAGTTGGCCTGTATAAGGTTTAAATCCAGTTGTGTCTCCATAAATGTAATTTTTTAATAGATCCCTCTTTGGAATTGCATCAGGATTAAATAAAGGGTGTTTCTTAGGACTGGGAAGGAAGCCATAGTCGTCAGTCTTTAAATCTCCAACTGCCCCAGTATATTTTCCAACTCCTGGAAAATGGGGTTTATAATCATTGGTTGACATTCTAACGGGACTTCTATATACTCCCTTTTTTGCTGCTGTCTGATTACTTGCATATTTATATGCTTGATGTTTTAGTTCATCTCTGGCTCCGGGGAGGTTCCACATAGCATCTGGAACACTATTAATTCCCAGAACTAATCCTTCATATTGTGAAGGATGAAGTGTACCTGCTTTTAATGCATCAACTTGTTCTTTTATTTGACCAAAACCTCCAATATCGGGAAAAGTTAGTGTTCCTATTCCATTTTGTGCTTTGGGTATAAACCCACCATCTTGACGTATAGGTATGTTTCTGTGTGCTCTTTTTTCAGCACTTGGTTTAAGAGGTGGGTTAAAATCGTAGGTACCATCTGTATTCATAGTGTAATGAATTCTTCCCTTAATATCAAATGGTCTCCCAGCAAGTTTTTCTCCTTTGACAGTTGTCTTTCCTAAAGGAATGTCAAAGTCATATTCATCACTATAGTCAAAGTAGTTGAGTTGATTTTCTTTATCAAAACCCTTATCTACCCTATAGTTCTTCAATACAAAGCCACCTGTGGCAGAATCCTTGATGTAGTCTGTATTGTTAGGTGAATTCAGAACACCTCTTTCTACAACATCATCTATAATGTCATCCTCATTATTGAACCTATAAGTATTAGTTGCAGTCTTTGAAAAGGTATTATTCTTCTGCCCCTGATTAAGATATATTCCCCAAGCATCCATAGAAGCATCCTTAGCATATTGCCCATAATATCCCATTTCTCCTGTCTGTGGATGTTTCCATCTTTCCATATCTTGAAAAGTATCCCAATGAGTATCTTTTCCATCCCATTTAAATGGTAATCGTTTTCCTTGAACGTATTCATTAAGAGCATGTTTAGCATCATAACCAATAGGTGTTACAGAGTTATACAATCTTTTCTCCCGTTTTTCTCTATTTGTAAAAGAAGATAAGAGACCACCATCTCGAAATTTCCAATTAACTTTACCTCTTGGTCCTAATGATCCTGTACCTGCATTATAATCTATACCCGCTCCAACATTAAGTCGCTTATTCACATCATAGTTAGTATCAAATGCATAACTTCCTGCATTATGTAAATATCTTCCATCAAGTTTGTGATTCTTCAAATAAGGTACTGTAAATTCCCCGCCTATAGCTACAGGTCCTTTCTTCATCCCACCTTGTGTAATTTGTAGGTTTACATGTGGATTACCAAAATCTACAGGTTGTGTATTCCCTCCCCACATAACACCATTATATGGTTGATGTTTTGGTAAGTTTAAGTTTATGTCACCACCAGGTTGAAATTGTGCTGGTTGTTGTTGTGGATTTTGAAGTGTTGGAAAAGTTTGTGGAATTGGTTTTGGATCTAATTCCCCTCTTTTATAAAACCCCTTTGTAGGAGTATCTCTTGCAAGTATAAAAGGCCCTGTTCCTTCTCCTTTTCCTGCTTTATCCATAAGACTTGCCTGAGCTTGTGTAAAAGTTTCCATTGTGATATCTGCATTTCCCCAATATTTTCCGTAATCATTTCCTTTTTTACCCGAAACAAAATCCCATATATCCTGATCTTTTTTAACTACATTACCATCCTTATCATAGTAATAATACCCCATAGACCTTCCTATATCATCTGTTGAGTTATTTTCAAAAGTACCTGTACTTAAAGTATGTGTAAAGGGTAAAAATGGCTTAGTTTTAAGATGATCATAGACTTTCTGTTTTATATCATTCGTATATTTTATAGAATCTTGCTTAGAAAACCCTTCTATACTCCCTTCAGCTGTTTCAAGGAAATCCTTCCAAAGTGGAGTATCTTCCCAAGCAACTTCTCCTAAAATTCCCTCTGGTGTTGCAGTATCCTTTTTAACAGTATGTGTGGCACTCTTGGCCATTTCATAAGTTCTTCCTTTATAATCCTGAGAATTTGGAACATTAAATATTTCTCCTTCATATGGTTTAAATCCCTGAGTATCTCCATAAAGATAATTTTTCAGAAGATCCCGGTCTTTTTCAAAGACATTACCACTATAATCTCCCCCTTTAGACGGAGTTATTTCTTCACTGTGTAAATATCCTTTACCGGATGCCTCAGTTTGTGAACCAAATTTATAAGCATATTCTTTTAGCAAATCTCTGGCTCCCGGCATATCCCATACAAAATCAGGAAGTTTATCTGCAGCTATTACTAAGGATTTCACTTCTGTAGATGAAAGTTCTCCTTTCTTAAATTTTTCAAGTTGGGCTTTTATTTCTTGAATACTCATTGTACTTGATATTTTTTAGTTTCCTGACCAAGATAGTTGTACGGTAACTTGTACGGTAACTTGTGCGGTGCTATTTCAGGTGTGTGTATTGATGTGGGAGATTGTGGACAGAATACTGAATCAGACTCTGTGTAGAGTTCTGTTCCATATGCATCATAGGATGCCATGTAGTTTCCGAAGGAGTATTGATAGGCTTGTATCTGTCCATCCAAAGTCTGCCTACTAGTATCAATGCTATAATAATGAGAGCACGTACTATCATTGTAGAGAGTATGTCCTTGTTCTGGGATTCCGTTGTATGAAAAGTCATTGCAAAGTTTATGAACAACAATCAGGAAGTGATCCTGAATGTTAAGTATTTCATAGTGTTTATTTTTTTGGTGAAGGTTTTGGTGGCTTCATGCGTGCAATTTTTTCTTGAGACTGAATCTTCTCTCTTTCAACTTCTCTATCCTTCTCTTCCTGTCCTACTTTAGCATCAAGTTCCCTATCCTTCTGTGCAAGCTTCTTATCTTCAATAGTCAGTTTGGCAGCATCAGAATGTGCATTAGCAATAATACCTGAGTGATCAGGTGCCTGTTGATTGAGTGCAGCCTTAACTTTTTCTACTTCAAGCTTCCCTTGAATTATCATTCTTTCCTTTTCAATCTCATGTTGTTGCTCATCCTCACGATTATCAATCTGTAGTTGCTGCATTTTCTCCTGACTCTGACTTTGCTGCATACCAAGTGCTTGCTTATCCTTCTGGATCTGTGCTTCTATATCATCTACATATTCACGGAATTCAGTGAGGGATTCTGCAGGCATAAGGCGTGTAAGTTTAGAAAGTGCCCTTTCCTCATTCTGCAGTACTGCATGTGCTTGTTGTTTGAGGGCTTCAAGGTTTCTATGAGTTTTAGCATTATCCTCAAGAATAGCTGCCATATCAATATCAGATAGGTCTAAGTCTCTTGTCTTAATAGTATATAGTTCCCTATCCGATAGCCAGTATCTCAGGTATTCAGGATCTGTTTCTACTATTTCCTGTTGAAGGAGTTTCAGATAACCATTAAGTACTTCTCCCCAAAGGAGATCATGAAGTGCAAACTTGGTTTCAGTGATTACTGCTGATTGTGCAACATCCCTTAGGTTATCTGATACATTAGTATTAGAAATTGTCCTAGCTTCTCTTTGTGGTGCAATACCCGCAGCCATCCCTATTTGTTGTTCTACAAATCTAAGAATCTCAGCGTAGTGTGCAATCTTGTCTGTATTAGACATATCCACAGATTCAGCAACTTTAAGAGTATTCATCATTCCAGCCGTTTCCTTATTCTGTAGTGGATTGTAGGGTATGATTCCTGAGTCTTCAGCATACTTCTGCACCATCTCTACACCAATATCCTTATCTACCATCAAGACATTCAGGAATGTTAAGCGTCCCTTATCTAATCCAATAAGTTTGAGAAACTTGGACATAATCACAAGGTAGAGTTTTTGCCAAGGCATCATCCTCCCCATTGTACTCATCATTGGTGCATTAGCTGCAGAGAAGACAGCACCATAAATAGGTAATTTTACATCATAAGGATCGCTAGTTGTTTGATAAGCATATGGGTATGGTTCTATCTGGCAGAATATGTCATCATTAATTCTGGTTCCCCACCATATTTCAGGTGCCCATTCCCATTGTAATTCATGTTGCAAACCCTCTTCTACCCAAGTATAGATCTTCTTAGTAACTCCAAATTGCTTTTCAGATCTTGTTCTATGCTCATCTGGAAGTTCAAACTCCTCACTTACGATATCTGTGTGCTTCTTATGATATTCATCATACCATGTTATGAAGCCCATCAAACGCTGTGATTTCCAGAAGCCTGTATAGACAGTATGGTAGTCATCTTGTGAACCTGTAGATTGTCCATATTGCCCACTGTGTAATATATCTCCTGATGAAGGAGTTCCATCGTTGTTAGATTTGTATCTTATGTTCTCCCAGTGACTGGGGGAATAGCCATCTTTTGAGTATAGTTTAGCATCTAAGCCATAGACATTACCTGAATAATCATCAAGGCGCTTAAGGTCCTTCTTCTTCATCAGGTGGCCATAATTATCAAGAACATCTCCAGTAGTCATCTCTCGCTTGTATACTACGTAATCACCATCTTGTGTGAATTGTTCTTCAGGACTCTTATGGTAGGCAACACCTAAGGGATTGATTACCTCAAGGTGTGGTTTACCATTCTTCATCCAAACGCCTACATATTCAAGGCCACTAATATTACTATTGAACCATGATTGAGTCTTCTTATGCTTAAGGTGCTCCTTAATGGTAGCCCTCTTCATTATCTTCTCAAGAGCTTGTTCTTCAGCTGTTTTAAATGATTCATACTTCTGCTCTATAAGTTCAGGTGTGAGTATGAATTCCATCTCTTTCTGAATCTGTTGCTCAAGTTGTTTCTTAGCTTCTTCCTGCTGTTCAGGTGGTACACCTTGAAGTTGCATCATACCTTCTTGCTGTGCAAGTTGTGCCTCCTTATTAAGAGCTGCATTAATGAATTTCCTATAATCACCCTCTCTCTGCCTTAGAATCTTATTAGTAGTATTAGGTGCTAAGGACACTACATGGTAATTCCAAGGTCTCTTTTCCTCTTCACCAGATAGTACATCAATCTTATTGTGCACATGGTTAAAGGCTTGTACATAATCCTTACCTGTACCTATATCTAAACCCAAAGGGTCACAGAATTTCTGGAAGTCATCTTGGTCATAATCTGCATTATATGCACGATAGTTCTTCCACATGGTTTCCCAATTAGCATAGAAGAATTCGTCTGCCTGACTACACAGATAATTCATACTGTCCACTCGCCATTGTTTGTTTTTGCTCGTGAACTTCAGTTGTTGTTTTGGTTTTCGATATAGCATTTTTACGATTTCTTATATGCTCAGGCATCTTGGAAATGAAGTAGTCCATCACCTGATCTACGTCTTTAGCCTTTTCAATAAATTCTTTATGATGATTTCTCATCTGTATAATACCTCCCATAAGGCTCAGTACCCTATCAAAGTTACCTTTCCGGTTGTATTGTATAAGTTCCTTAATAAGGGGCTTAGAAGAAAGAAGATCTAGGTTGGTTTCTGTATCTCCTGTATATGGATTCTTTCTCTCCTCCCTAAGCCACTGATTAGTATATATTTCACCCATCTCTTTAAGCTTCTCAGCTCCCATAGAGTGACCTGTCTGTCTCTGTAATGTTCTTGATGTTCCCATAAACTGCCCTATGAGGTAGGCAGGTGGTTTCATTAAGCGATGAAATTCATTATGTTTAATGAAGTATTCCCTTACTGCTTTCCCAGCTCTATCATTCTCATGTGTAGCTTGTGCATTATAGTATCTTGATAGTTTCAGGAGTATATTATGAATGGTGTCCATAGGATCTAGTTTTGGTCTACCTGTCCATTCAGCTACCACTTCATCATGCCCCATTTCAAATGGGTAATTACAGGATTTTAGCACTAATATTGATGCAAGTGACTGTCCACCTTCAGCATCTATGCCAATAGGGTCAATGGTAACTATATATGCATCATTAGGAATAAGCCCATGAATTTCAATAGGATGTTCGTAGATGACAAGAGCACCTTCATGATCATCAGTTTCCTTAAGTGGAAAATTCTGTATAGGTTGAAGCTTTCCCTCTAAATCTGGTTTAAACTTGGTTTCTCCTTTTACAGTTATCAATTCTCCAACAGTACCAAGAAGTCTGAATTCATTATTAGATGTCAGACGTGAAAGGCGCTGATAGAGTTCTGCAGTAGGGAAGATATTCCCTTCTGGTACCAAGAATGCTTCTGAAGGAGTTTTACAATACTGTGTAAGATCTGTGTTATAAGATTTCTTATCCTTTCCCTTTGAAGCTATTCTCTCAATATTGAGATCAATCTCTGCTACCCAATGACGTGAGTTTCCATTAGCATCCACTGCATCATAAGATGCTCCATCCAGGTTGGTGAATGTTGCACCTTCCCTGAACCACATATCAGCAATGAACAATCCACATTGTCCTTTAGCACCTGTCTCATAAATATTCTTGTAACCTTTCAGCTTGTACTTAGTAGGTTGATAGAACATATCTGCAAAATCCTGAGTAGCACCATCCATGTCACCACCAGTTCCAAAGATAATTGCAATACCTTTCAAGAACTTTCCAGACCTTAGGGTTGGTTCTGTAAATGCCCAAGCTTCCTTAAGCCGTTTTACTTCTCCTGCTTCCTCAAATATTACTCTTGCACAACCTTTACCAGATGCTGAATGAGGCTTGTTAAAGAGGGTTACTGTTTCAATAACAGATCTCCTACCTCTTTCTGCACCACTCTTCTTAGCCTTAACACCTGCTTTAATCCCACCTGCCTTTTTGGGTTGGTAATTTCTATATATAGTAGGACCACCAAACTCTGTATAATCAGTGAGGAAATCAATATAGGATAGGCACTTTTCAAATGTATCAGCAGACTTTTCACCAGTCTCTGAAACAATAAGGACTTTAGAATTAGGGACAAAGCTGTATTTCCATACTGCACCTGCTGCATTCTTATAAGACCATCCCTTCCTTCTTGCTTTAGCAAGAATGATATGCCCTCTATATTCAGCTGGGAGATTATAACGTTTAGGGTTCTCTCTGGCTTCTAATTCTAAGAACCAGTAATAATCCATTGCACAGAACATTGGAAAGTCAACAACTTCTGTCTCAAGACCAGTGTTCTCATCAATCCCAACTCTACCTATAGGGCAGAAGTTGAGGTAGAAGTAGTGTTCACCTGATATACGGATACCACAAGGGTTACCATTAATTTCTGGCTCATATCCGTGAATACACCTCTCACGTTCTTGCTTCCAGAACTCTCTATAAGAGCGCGTACCTTTTAGGTATGGAGTATATGTTGCTTTCCTACTAGAACCTCTTGCTGCTTCTTTGGATTTCCTATAGGCATCTGCTGCAGGTTGAAAAATACTTGAATCTTTGAAAAACAAGTAATCCCATTGCAGATTTGCAACAGGATTTTGGTATACTTGTGGAGAAAGTTTACCATAGAGTTTTTCTTCTTTTTCAAGATGTACCTGAGGAATCTCTGATATAAGATCTTCAATCTTCCAAATATGTGCAGCAGCTGGGTCTATCATATTGTTTTGTCAAACATGTTTAGTTCCTTATCTCCATAAGTCTCTTGGGAAAGTTGATCAATATCTTTGGCAACCTCTACCCTAAGCTTTTTCATACTCTTAACAGTAGCTTCAAGTTTCCCTATTGCAGTCATAGCATGATTAGGATCATTAACAAGCTTACCCTTATCATCCCTGTCAGTAAAGTCCAAGGTCCTATAATGGGTAGATAGTTTGTCCATAAGTTCTAATCCAGCATCAAGTGCACGTATCTCAGGAGTGGTTTGAAACTTCCTATACTTTGTTCTTGCAGCTTTAAGCCATTTAGGCTCTGGCCATGAGGGAACCTTCTTCAGATAATCTTTCTTACATTCCTTTTCACGCTCTTGTTTATCAAGGTTTGCATATTGGGAATTAAGATTCTCAGTGTGGTATATGTATGCGAAGAAGTTATGGGCTAAATCTTTTGTCTCTGCTCTATCCCAAACTTCCTTGAATTCATCTACATATAATCCTTCAGGTGTTACTACTGGTTCTTCATTCTGTAGGTCAAAAAACATTATCCAAGAATAATTGATGTACATCCCCTAATCATTGGAACCTCAATTCCAACAATCTTCCCTACTTTCTCATCTATCTGTATCTCTGTTTGTGATGCTCTAAGTTTTCGTAATTCTTCAAAGTCTGTTTTATCATTATCAAGATTGATGACATATGCTGTTCCCCTATTGTTTATGTGGAAATTATCCACTGATTTGAATGTTCTCATAGTCTCATTATCGTATATTATTGGATATTATCGTATCATAATGTTCTTGTCCATTTGTTATCTTTTCCATATCCATACTCTTTTTTAAGGGCTGCTCTTTGTTTATATTGTTCATTAAGTTCTGCTCTAAACTTTTCTGTAACCTTCATACCCAATAGTGGGTCACATGTTTCATCAGGATCCAAGTTAACTTCGTAAACAACTTCACTCTTTGGAATTACATAAACACCTGCCATTGGAACACCTATTACCTTGAATTCTTCTGTTTCATCTAATAAGAAATAGGTGATACTATGTTTTGGATTTTTTATAGCATCAATTACTTGTTCTCGTTGTTCTCCTGTCATAATTGTGGTAAGTTCACAAACTCAATAGTACCACAACCACCATGCTCATTAGCCCACTTGGTAATTGCTTTCTCAGCAGTACCTTGGATGGTGGTCTCCTCAATATTGTCGTCATCATCATCAGGGTTGTAGTTGTATGCCGCAAGTAGGCATCCATGTGAGTGCTCGTGCTTGTTGCCTCCGTGGATTCGGAGCCCTGAAAATGATATACCTTGGGATTCCAGTGTCTTATCTGTGGTGTTGTATATGAGTATCATGTCTCTCTTAAACCTCGGAGAAGAAGTAACCTCATAACTATATACACCAGCAGGGATAGCAGTATGACCATAAACTTTTATAAAGGGAGGACGTAGTGTGTCTTCCAGCGAATAACAGTGATACTTATCGCCTAAGTATATCTTGCCTATTGTAGTTTGTTGTGTATACTTAAATCTCTCAATCTTTATGTGAGCCATGTTCAATGTATATGAGTTCATGAGTGTGTTTTTTCCACACCCATGAATACTCTGGTTTACTTATTATACTGGCCACTTTGCTGCAGGGCACTCGCTGCTTGGGGATAGAGTCTTTGCAGCTATGTTGCATCCGCATCCCCCTACAAGTTGTCCTGTCTTTCTGTGTATTGTCTGTTTCTTTGTACTGCATGAATTCTTTATTCTCACTTTACATGTATTGCATACTTCAAGGCGTTGTCTTGCCATCCTTTTTGTATCCTCATCCAAGAGGTTAAATTCATCAAGGATCTTATTACCCCAACCTTCAAGTATCTGCTTAAACATTTACACTCTCTATTGTTGCTACATGAACCTTTGAATAACCCTCATAGTTGGGGAAGAGACTACTGCTTTCCGTGAGATACTCAATAGACTGGTTACCCATAACATCTACTTTAGTCTTATCCAGATAGAACCTCTGGGCCTGAAGATCAAACCATGAAAGATTTACAGTATCTCCTACCTTAAGGTTTGCATATCCGGGTGTCTGTGTCACTGTGTTTCCAAGTGCACAAATAACACCAGTGAAGTAGTATGGAAGTGGGTTATCAATCTCTGTTGTGTTTCCCCTTTCAGTTGTAATTGGAATCTTATTATAAGATTGTGTTCCCTCTAAGAAGGAGCTTCCTGTGTCTTTTCTAACGTAGTCCTCCTTTTGTAAGCGGACAATAACATGTGCCCCCAAGAGTTTAATTTTCTTAAACTGCTTATCAATCTTGTTAAGGTTCTTGTTATAATCCTCAACATCTTGTTGAATCTTTTCTGCGCGCTCTGCAAGTTCTTTAGCAAGCTTATCTTCCTGTAATCCTACAGGTAGTACTAAGTCACTACTTGCTGCTGAAATGTCATCTACTTTTCCTATTCCTTTCATTTTTTAATTATTTTGTTCTTTTTGTAATTGTTGTTTGCTTGTTTGAGGTCTTTATAAACCTCTAATCTAATCTTGGAAGACTCCCTGTAAGGGTGCCTTTCTATGTATTTCTCATACCTGTCTATGATGTCATTTAGTTTACTATCCATCACAGAGAAGGTACCTAACTTATTTACGAGTATTGCTGGATTATTTGGAAAGCGCAGGTTGTCCCACACAAAGTTCCACTGGTGTTTCCAACAATGTTCCACCTGCTCAGGCGTAACTTGGAACTCTTCCGCTACTTGTTGGTATATATCCTTCACAGTATATCCTATCCAAATTTACTGGATCTATAAGTATTGGTATTCCGCAATACTGCCCTAATGGTAAGTATGCTGGTATTGATAATGCTTCTCTAAGATCATTATACTTGTCAGTACCAAGAATCATTCTTGTGGGTTGGAGAAATCTATCATAAACTCCATCAACTGCTCTTTCAAACTCCTTAATTATTGTCATCTATGTTCATTCTTATTGTGTAATTAACAGTTACAGGATTATCTACTGTATTCTTAATATTCTTGATTGCTGGGTGAACATCTATGAAGTCGTCTTCATCTCTTCTTAGAATGCCCTTATCCTCAAGTGTCTGTAGAATCTTGTATATTCCTGTTGCTGTTACACCAAGGTCCTCCGATAGTTGGTACTTCTTAGACCTACCATCCTGACTCTTCTTAGTATCGAGAACATAGTTCTTAGGCTTGGTACAGATTATTGCTGCTAATTGTATTTCTCTTGTTGTTAACTTCTGGTTCTTTGGTATTTGCAAATTCCTTAGTTGGAAGTAGAACTCAAAGAATTCCTTCCTGCTAAATTCCTTCTTTACCAGAGTTGCCACTGTTGTTCTTTCTGTCATTTCTGCAAAGATAGTTAAAAATATTTACAAAATCAGTACATTTATGGATTAAAAGTGAATCTCACCCATTCCATACTGTTCTGCAAACCGTGTAATTGGTATTTCTTCTCCAGTTTCGTTGTCTAATACAATGTCATCTCCTGCTTCATAAAAGAACTGTGTCCCTTCTGAATCATTAATGAATTGTACTAGAGCTGCGGTATCTTCTATTGTCATATGAATGTTAATTGATCAACATACACATCATAGTGTTGTTGTAAGTTATTGTCTGAGGCATCATCTTCAGATAATGCTGTAATCTTCACACGCTTACCTGTAAAACCTGTATAGGTGTTTGCGCCTGTTTTATGGTCACCTATATATTCGGTGATCTTATAGTTAATTGGAAATCCCCTATAAGACACTACTAACCCTATTTGAGAAGTATGATTTGTGGTATCAGTCTTTAATACCTGTATTTTGGTATCATAATAGGAGAGGTAGTAATAATCATTATCCTGATCTACTACCTGTCCTATTGTATTGACGGGGATCCTGTTATCTCTTGTCTTTGTAATCTTTTTCCAAGCACTCATTAGTCCATATCTGAATGATCAAATAGATCAAGTTGTGTGCCTTGTATGGGGAGTTGTTGTGTGGAGGTGCTCACATAAGGTTTTCCATAAGGTGAATCACTTTTTTGACATTGACACTCCTCTTGACAATCACATTGAGGGTCTTGATTTTGTGTAGGCATGGTCTGCATTTTTAATTAGTGTATTAACTTTATGTGTCTCAAGATTATCATGGTCAGCAAAGCGTTGTACACCTGCTTCTGTAATCCAGTGCCCTTGTGCACCACTTTTAGTTTCCAGTGGGTGTGTTTCTGGATCTATAATGTTGAGTATTTTAGGAACATCCAATATTCCTTCAAATAGTATTTCATCTTCACCAAGTCCAGCAATGTATGCTACCCTTTGTGTAAATCGGATATAATTGTTTCCCTTATCCTTCAGGCAGAGTATTCCTGCATCCACAGGTAGTACCCAAAAATCATCACCAGCTTCTTTAAAGCCAGCCTCTTGTAATTGTTCTGTCATTCTTTAAATGTCTTTAAATTTAATTATCGTTCTATTCTTTGTGGAAACCCAGATGAAAGATACTATCTTCATAGTCAGGAAGAATCCATGAACTGGATAATGTATCCACAGTGTATTTGTTAACATACCCAATAAGAAGATCAGTGGAAGGAATGCGATTAAGGGCACATCCCACTTGTCTATGTAGGTTGTTGGGTTATTAGTTGTGTTTGGTTTGTAAAGGTATTTCGTGTATCTCCATAGTTTTTGTATACCGTTCAGTAGTTTGGTAACCATCTTCATAGGTTGTAATTTTTATAATAAGTCCTGTATAATTAATTGGATCAATAACCTGTCCAAGGTAGTTAATATATTGGGTTCCATGAATAGGACTCCTTGAAGAATCCTGCATAGAAGAAAGTGGTGGTGATAGTTTTAGTGGGTTTCCTGGTGTTTGAATGTCAATGTAGATGTAGACGGTGTCTGGGAAATTGTAGAAATTACTAAATGTGATGTCAAATTTTTGTCCGGGAAATGTAGGAAGTGGTGTTGAAATAGCTTTTCCCCAATATGCTTCCCAATCATTATTTGTCATAGAAGGGTGCTCCCACATTCCTGTAACTGCTAACCATGTATTTCTGGGTTTGTGAGGTTTTATCCTTATTGAGTAATTACATCTTCGTGCTATAAAGGGATGATTACAACTTTGTGCAGTGTAAATTGACCAATCATAATCCCGTCTAATGATTGTATAAGGGTTGTTACTACCACAAGGGTAAGCAATGAGCATTCTAAACATACCAGTACTATTGGAAGTGAATCCAAAATGTTCTGTGTATTCCATTGGTTGTGCACAATTATTATAATCTGTATAGTTAATTGTTGTATCAGGTACTATAATATTGATTCCTTCCTTAAGCTTTGTTCTTGAAGTTTCACAAGTGATTGTCTGTGCAGAAACTAGGGAACCAAAGATTACCAACGCAAATAATAGTGCTAATTTTTTCAAGTATTTCATGTTTCAGTTTTTGAATGTGTGCGTATATATAAATAACTACAAAGGTTGTTGTCATGCCAGCGGACCTCCACCACTCCACACTAATTGTTAAGTATGTTATGAAGAATAATAGAATTGTTATGATTATAAATATTATCCATTTAGACATAAAAAGATTTCCCCCGCAAAATTTTAGGCTTTGCAAGCTAACCAATATTCTATCACTAAACTTCCAGAAGTGTACGTCAGTAAGAGGTATCAGTTTTATTTCCTCATTACCTACACCATAGAGGGACGTCTATATCAACCCTTAGTCTTTACCCTCTTCTTCTTTTATATTGTGATCAGGTTCTTCATTGTTATTTTGAGACTTTACCAAATAATGTTTTAAAAACTCCTCCATAGTGATATCACCGTGTTGGACCATATAAGCTAAATCATCTAATGTCATCTCTGCAAGTTTATTACCTGTTTGTTTCCTAAGGTATCCTTGTAAATCAAACTAACCAAGGGCTTAGGTGTTATTTGTTAATACTTTCTTTTTCTACTTGATTTTCCCAGTGGGCTTTTTTTAATCCTCACATTTGCACCACCTTTGTTTAATCTTCCAGCATTACATCTGCCACCACTTGTAACTCTTACACCACCTCTTCTTGTTGTGGTTCTTTTTCCCCGTTTTCCCCGTCTTCCTCCGGGACCAGTACTTGTTGCCATTTGTTTTTATTTTTTAGTTTTTAATATAATAATCTGTATCCGTAGTCACCACACTTCTTACACTTCACATCCTTCTGTGTTCCTGCAAAAAGTCTATGCCACATCATTTGTATTTGGTCTAACCTTTGTACCAATGATGTATTGTTCTTTATCACACTCCTAATTGTTCTGCTATTATTTGTGCATCATATGTAGGACCATCAATTTCACCATTAAGGAATAGTTCATCAAGTGTTGGAACCTCTATTCCAAAATATTCCAAGTCCTCTTCTAAAGTGTATTGTTTTATCTTATTGTTCATCTTCAATTTCTTTATAAGCCACATACTTACCTCTTGCAAATCCTATTAAGAAAACAAGTAGGAGGAGTATGGCTGTTAATATCATTGCAGCATTGTTTTAAAAGCTTTTACCCATTTTTTATAAACATCTATCTGGTGCTTCTTGTAATCTCTCTCCTTTTCTTCCTGGATATGTGTAATCTTCATCATCAATGTTTGTGCTTCTACGGGTGTCATTTCAATCATTTCAGTACCAAATTCTCCAGAGGAGAATGCCTGATAATAGAATCCACTCTTATTTTCGTCTGTATTAATATTGGAAAATGCTCCTGACCTTAAGACTTTAGTAATAATTGTATTTTCCTCTTCATCTTCTACATATTTTACTTCCTGCTCTTCTGGAGAATATGGATGTAGTTCCTGAAACCATTCTGGAATTTCTGGTAATGCTATTTGTATGTTGTTCATTGGTGCAAAGGTAAACAATCTTTTCCACTTATTAGGGTGAAGTTGCAAAAAAGTTTGAAATTTGTTTGTAACTCCTTGATAATCAGGGAGAAAAATTTCAATATCGTAAATCACGAAGTGCAATATGTTGTACTTTTTTGGTGAAAAATAGTTGCTGGAGGTGAAAAACAGGTGCAAAGTGCACTATGTTGTACTTTTTGTGTGCTAATTTTATACCCTATCAGGTATCAAGGACATTATCATGGACATTGTGTCCTTGATGAATGATATATCCTCCACTAAGTGCTTATCAAGGACATAATGATGGATAACTCATTCATGTCTAACATAAGACACCATGTCCCCTTTAGTGTCCTTTATTAGATAGTACTACCTTTTGGGGTAACACATAAGGGAGTGCTGCATAAGAGAATGGCGGATAATTAGTGTGTGAAAAATTTGGTAAAAAAAAATAGTAAAAATAAAAAATGGTATAAGTTTAAGTTGAGGGATACCACTCTTCTGAAGCACCCCACCTTAATTTGGCGGACGAGCACACCCGACTTCGTTTGCAGCGTTTTTAATATTTTCTCATCGGGTTTAAACTTAAAACAAATGAAGAATTTGATCGTAATGCCTATCGTTGTTGCTTCTGTGAATTCCTATTTCAATAAGGATAAGGAAATCCAACATTGTGCCACTGTTCAAGGTTCGGAAGAAGAAATTGCCGAATACGTGAATAGTCAATCGGAACAGTACCAAGACAAGTACATTGTTGACAGCACACATTCCTTGTTCTGGACTCAACGTCCTATTAGCAAGGGAGATGTGGTTACGTGCACTTCTAATGGTAAGTGGGTAACTGGTGACCTCATGGAAACTGCATTGGCCATTGAGTCTGCAAAGAACACCTTCATCGGTAGAGTTAAGGGCGCAGCTATCTTGTTGGGTAAAGACAAGAAAGCGGTTGTCAAGTCAATCTTCGCAGTTGAAGAGTAGGCGTAACAACTAAGAACTAAGAACTCAGGGGCTAACGCCTCTGGGTTTTTATATCCTAAGTTCTATATTCTAAGTTCTTAGTTCTAAGTTGTTAGTCTTGTTCAATGTGTGAAGTGTAAACCTTTCTGTTTACAGGTTATATCAGTTAACCTATTGATAATCAACTGATTCAGCTTACCAAAACTAACTAACATGAAAAGTGTTTTAGTTATGTCTCCAAGTGGGACTTTGTGCTCTCCTGAAGAGTATGAATGGGACTGTCGTTAGACGGTGAACTACTCATTCCTTATCTCAGTTATGCTTCTGAGTGATGTCAAAAAGCAGCCTTCCAATCTTGGTATACTATAGCCAATGCAATGTATCCTACATTTGCACAAATATAGTAAAGTACAATGGTTTTATAGTATATTGCCTTAAAAATACTATCTTAGAAACGAATTTATTCATCATTAAAATTGATAATCATGCGTTTAGGATACCAACACCACAACGATTTATGCAAACTTACAGCTTATCTTTCTGAACACATGAGAACAGCTGTTATACCATATTGCTTTAGTCCCATTAGTATTAAAGTAGATGGTGAAGAATACAATGTAATGGGAGTCACTATTAATACTGATTGTGACTTAAATTATTTAGAAGGAATAGTTAGTCAACTTCGCTATGTCTTCATGAATAAGGCATCTGTTCAACCTGCCTCCACTTTAGGCGAGGCATTGATGGTGTCCAGTTCACAAGAGAAATGCCTTCTTGTTGCTGAAAATGAAGAGGTTATTCAAGCTTATTATACTCGTAAGTTTGAATCAGAAGTAGCAGATAGAGTCTGCAGAAAGTTCAACTTCTTCAGAGATGGAGAAGGAAAGAATGAAGAGCAGATTGCTCGTTATGAAGAGCAAATGAGAGAAGAGTTAGCACACTTGCACCATATGGTGTAAGTTGTGCTCAAAGTATACACTTAATGATTAATAGTATTCATGCAAGGTTGACAACTTGCCCCAAAAGTCCAACAGTAACCCTTTAATAAGAGTTGTCAACTCTTTAGGGAAGGCTGGTAAATATCCATCGTTAAACTTAAGGCTGGTGGAGGGAGGAATACTATTATTAATACCATAGCAAGATTTGCACCTTAGGGTGTAAGTCTTGTTTTTAGGTTTTCCCAATATCGCCTTAAATATTGGTAGTCAGAAGAATAACCAATTAATATACCATTATGATTCTTTTAAACAAGTTGGTTGTTAAGAATGGTGTTATGATTTCCACCCCAATAAAAAGGATAAGGTGGGATGGGCGCTATAAAACCCTAAAGGAAATCATTTCCGCGAATTTCTTAGTAGGGAAGAAATTACAACCTTTCACCATTAAAAATGGTGAAAATGTATTAGTGTTTAGTAAAACATTAACACATACACAATGTGACAAAAGTCACATGTTCTTTGTTTTCAAAGAACAAAAATTAGTAAGAAGTGCAAACAATTTATCTGGATTGTTTGCATAAAGCATTTTGATAATTGGATTCCATAATCACATACTTGCCAATAGGTGGCTTGAGGGGGAGATAAAGGAATTGAGCTTTGAAAAGTGGGCTTTGAGTTTGGTCTTGTGATTAACCATCACATACCATTCTCTAAACCACCAATAATAAAACAAAATACTCCTATCCAAGGACTGTAAAGACGACCGCTATTACACAGCTTGTCTTTGCCCTTCTTGGATAGGATTTTCCAATTTTTCAAATATGGCGAGATAGCGCAATTGGTAGCGCACTTGTTCATCGTAAACTGATGTACTATAACTGATCATTGTAGTAATAGGTTGACTTAGGGTTGATCTCCTAAGTGATGAAGAAGAGGTTGGGGGTTCGAGTCCCCTTCTTGTCTGCTCAAGGTGTAGGCTGTAAAGCTGAACAACGAGGCGTCATATACTCACGCCTACAAGGACATAAATGTCTGGAGACCTTGTGGAGTTAAATAATTATTATTCACAAACCTAAAATATAAATTAAGATGAAAGTACTTGTAAATACATGTTATGGTGGTTTTGGTTTTTCAGATGAATTCTGTATGCATTTAGAGCAACAGGATATAAGCCAAGATGAATGGGGTTATAGTCGAGATAATCAAGATGTAGTGACAGCTGCAGAAGCTTTTGGTTTAGAAGCTGCAAGTGGATGTTATTCAAGGTTAGCTGTTTTTGAAGTCACAGACGGTCTTGATTACTATGTTGATGAGTATGATGGAATGGAGGGATTAGAAGTCTTTCTTGCTGTGAGTATGAATGATCTTAAAACAGGTCTTAGTGATGAGCAGTTGAAATTAGCAGAGATTGCAGGAGTCATTAAGATCATCAAATCATAGTTATTAACTCTGTTATACTTCAGAGTGTTGAAAAAAGCAGTTGAGAGATTATTCACAAAACTAAAAATATAGATTATGGTACAAGTAACCTTCGTAAAAGATGAGTCAGACTATGATGATAGCTATCGTGTTATTGTTAATGGTTATGATGTTGATGGAATTCAGATGAATAACATTGACAAATACACACAAGCACATATAGTATGTGCAGGTGTAATGCTTGCTTTTCATTGTGATATTAATGACATTAATATCACGATTACAGGCGGTAAGAAAGAAATGCATTATCCAATTGAAGATATTCAAGCAATGGCTCCTCATATGAAGGACTATGCACGACAATTGGGTAACTTTCATCAATACAATCAAGATCCCGGAGAAGTTCTTATGGACATGATGGCATCTGGTGTTGGTAATTAAACTTCTAAGCTTTTAGGGAGCTTGAGCTTAAAGAAACGTCTAAGGATGTGGATCAATCAAGCTCCCATTTTTACTCATAATTCTAAATTTCGTTCACTTAAAAATAGAAACATGAAAACAGAAGACATTAAATTTGTTGCAAAACAATACAGTGATGGTATCTACAGATTCATCATTGACAGACGTGGGGAGTACATTTACCTTTCTTGCGATAATTATTATGGATTTGCATACATGTATGATTGTGTTCAATGTGAGCATCTTACCAAAGATCAAGACATGCATGAATACCTCAAACATCTTCAAGGCCAAAGGGAGAGAGAAATCTCTGCAATTGAGTCTTAAAAATATCCCTTACTGTGTGATAAGCACAGGAGTCACTGGAATTAACCAGTAGATTATGAAAATGACTGAAATTGTGTTAAGCAATTATAGGCACCTGAATTAACAGGGAGGGACGATTAATCACTTACAGTTTTAAATTGATAGATGACCTATTAGTATTGGTTGTAGTCTATATACTGTAGACTGTGGGACTACACACCCATAAACTGTGAGTGATATTCCGGGTAAATCCACACATGCGACCAGAGTTGCGTGAGTGGTCATCTCCTTATAGATGTCTTTAACTTTTATAATTAAGGCACTGTATTAGTAAAGTCCATTAATGTATGGATATCAAGGGTGAGTAAACTATTCCCTTATTTTTTTTCACAACACGGAAATATCAAAGCAAGACGCAGAATGAAATACTTCTGCTATCACCGTGTATAAACTAAAGAGCCTGGTTGCTGGAGCAGAGAAAACCTTAAATAACTGTTCATATGAAATTCAATTTTGGAATACGTGAGTCACATTTTACCTGTTTAGTGTGCAATAACATTGTAAGACCTACTATTAAACAGGACATCACAGTAAACTCAAACTCGCAGTAAATAATGGAACACACGACCCATTAATACTTTAAATCTGCTGTCTAATTGTTTCATACACAATTAGGTACCACCATTAGAAAGGGTGTGGGAGCTATGTAGGGATTAAGAATATATACCAATATTCTTAGACCAGAGAGAGGCTGTAACTTATTATTTCATCATTTTAAAACTTGAAAACATGGTACTTTTAGTAATTATTTTAATGGCTGCTGTTGTCGCTGCTGGTGTAGCAACTTTTGCGCAATTGTCTGTAAAAGACACTCTATCTGACATTACAGAACTTAAGACATTGTGTACATTTCTTTTTGTACTTGTTGTCAGTAATTTTGCGATGCTTTTATATCTCATAGATCAATTACAACTATAGGGGTTACCGCTGCCTATAAACAAGCATCTCAAAACAAAACGTAATGGGTGCTGGCTAAAGCCAGTAGCATCCTTAGGTGCTTGTTTCTTACATTGATTATTCACTTTTAAAATTTAAATATAATGAAAAAGCTTTTTGGAATACGTAACATTAACATTAATGGATTAGTTGTTTACGTGGTCTGTTTAAGACTTCGTAGTTGTTGGGAAATCACTAATGCATTGGCAACTGCTGGCATCCCGTTTAAAAAAACTGGCAATGGGCAGTACATTATGATTGAACATGTAACTACTGATGTTGGTGAACACAGTAGTTTGGTCACTGTATTAGGTCCAATTCTTAAGCAACATGCAATCAATCAAGTTGCAAACAATCATTTTTGGCAAGGAGATCCTCTTGTGTCATTTGATAATGAAATAGGAGCTTGTTTTAATTCCTAAAATTATAGGTCAGCCTTCGTGACCTTAAGGATAATCCAGCAATGGGATAAAGTGATACACTCTAAAGGGAGTGTGTTGCGATGTGTGATTTATCATGCATTTCGCTGAAAGGTAATGTACTATCTACAGCATGGTGAGCTTGTGCCCTAACGGGTGATGCTCAGTGTTGTAGATTCCTCAACAGGTGAGGGATTGAGTGTGAAAGCACAATAAGAATTACATTAGTTAATGATAGTACTGGTTTGCCAACCGGGAAGTTGTTAACAGGAAACTACTAATCTTCGATAGAAATATCATGGTGCTTGTAGTCTACAGTAATTAAGCGTGGCAGCTGAACACAGGAAGAAGTTGAATCTAAACTACTCAAAAGGTAGCATGGTTCTGTAATCTTTGCGTCTTCTTCTTATTACCTGAATCCTTTACTAAATTTCAATTTAGAAAAGCACAATTGCAAGGAGCTTGTTGGTGCAAATGTACCTATCTCTACTGCCTCTTCGGAGAATATGTAGGCACTTGAAGTTCGCAAGACTGATAGTGAGTTGAACAAGTAAGTACTAAGTTGAGTTGGGAGACTCTTTATCCTTACCAGAGGAACTTGTATTGAACGGAATACTATAAACCAACAATGCAGTAGCAGCACATGCTTTAAATGTGTGTACGTGTGAGATACTTATGGGTAACTGTAAGTGTGTGTAAGAGTTAGAAATGACTCTAAAATTCTCGCATAAAAGGTCAACACTCATCCTTTTATTATTTTTTCATCCATAAAATGAATCAACATGAAAAGTCTATTATTAATCTTAAGTATTGCTATCTTGTCTGCAGGTTGTGCACCAACTACAGGTATTCAGACTGTGAAAAAGGTTAAGATACAGAAGAATGCTGGCTGTAAGGTAGCATTGACACCTCGGAAATATGTATACTGATGAATAAATTATTTACATCTCCAGTAAGAATTGATCTTGAACTTAAGGTCAATGAGTGGTTGGAAGATAATCAAGGAATAAAAATTCTTGATGAATTTAATTACTTTGAAACTAATGGTAATTATGCAGTTGTGTTTTTGATAGAATCTATAGCACAGGTACAGAATTGATTGGTTTTAAGGTGAATGATGGTGTGGAGAAGGGCTTAGGCTCTTCTTCACATTTTTTGTAAACAAGAAAAACAAGAATAAAATGAAGATACATTTTAACAGTTGGGTTATACACGGGCCTTGCCCCTCGTGTAATGCACCAGATTTTGATGGTATTTGCACATTTTGTGGTTGGGATGCTACTGTAAGATATTTATTAACCTTTAAACAAAAAGAAATATGGAACCATTAACTTGGGTAATTATTAGTACTTTGTATATTGCTATAGGTATTCTGGTAACTTGGAAAAGTTATCATGATTTAGATGGTGGCATTTATGAAGTAGTTGAGGTCATATTATGGCCTATTGTAGTTTTTGTAATACTTCTTGGAATTCTGAGAACACTAATTCTCTGTAAGTGGAACAGTGTAGGTAAGGTTTTGAGGAATTTACGAAGATTCGGATAAATAGTATGGGGCATATTTGGCATTTGACAGGTATGAATGAATAATAGGACAGCGGAGACACGTTATACATCTCCTAAATCATGGTAGCAACACTTTTAGACGTAGAATTATCTACCCTAACTTCAGACAACATCTTTGATGTTTTAGAAGCGGAGGCAGCTGATGCCTTTGTTACCCAATATGCTCAAGCAGCATAATCAGTACACGTTGTTTAGTTATTTCTAAGAGATAACTTGGTGGATGCTCACTGTCACTGACGGTTGGCCCTAAAAGCTGTATAATCTTATTATTTTGCAATAAACTGGACGGGGTTCGACTCCCCAATGCTCCACAAGGTACTGTCTTCATCTAACAGGAATAGGATCCCATTTTTCAATGGGAAATGCGAGTTCGAGTCTCGTAGGCAGTACTATTTTTCACTTTTAAAATTACAATTATGTCACACACATCTTATGATAAATACAAAGAGATGAAGGAATTTGAAAGAAAAGCTAAATACTATTCTCATTCTCCAACTTTATCTCAAAAGTACAAACAGAAAGCTAAAATTGCTGAACTTGAATCTGAACTTCATAGAAAAAAGGAAGAAGAAGATTATGAAAGAGGTTGGCATCATAATAGTGGCGAATAGCTTTTATCTCTGTTAGAAAGTGGACAGAGATATTTTTTCACCTTTTAAAACCAATCACTCATGAGTATAAAAACAACACATGATATTTCAAGAGACTTAGCTATTAAAATTATAGTGAGTAAGATACACTCTTGTACTAATGATCAACTTGCTAATATGTTAGAGGAGTTTGAGGAAAGTCATTTCAGAAACTATTTTGTACATGATGATCTTGCTAATAGTCGTTGTGATTTCAAAATTGAAAACTTTAATGAATTTTGTAGAATGGTACAAAAAACTAATCACTCATGAAAATCACAAAACAAACAATAATTGATCCACCTTCAGGATGGAAGTACGGGTTTCCAAAACCTATTCCTGAAGATAGGCAGAAAGACACTAATGTTTGGTTAGTAGAACAAGAATATCCACAAGCAGAAATAGACTCTCTTGGAGATCACTTTGCTTGTAGATATTGGAATACTACAACTGTTGACATGCCATACATGGACAAACATGTAAGGTTTGAGAATGTATCACAAGAGCAGTTAAATTGCTTAATTGCTTTATACAATGCTACTCTTTCTCAAGAGAGAAAAGGTAGTTAATGGGCATTTTTTTCACATTTAAAATTAATCAAAAGATGAAATATTGGATAATAAAGAAATGGTGGCAAATTAAGAATATATTCTTATGGTTACCTATTCTCTGGAAACAGAGAGATTGGGATTATAGATTTGCTACTGAAGTATTTATATTCCAACTTAGAAAGACTGCAGATTTCTTGTTAACTGATTACAGTTATTCAGATGGTAACATAGGTAGAGCAAGTTGTATTAGAAGATGGTGTAATCTTGCAGAAAAGACTCTTGATGAAAGTTTTGATAGTGAATATCGTGATTTTATGCAGGAGCTTTATGGTGATTGGGGTGTTGATTGGAAACATCAAGAAGATATGAATGTTATTGTTATCACTACAATGTATGATGGAAAACCTGCAGAAAAAGAGCAACAGATGGTAGAGAAATTTCTATCAACAGAATCTTTTGCAAAACAAGAAAAGGCTAATAAGCTTATTTGGAAACTACTTGCTGATCATATTCAGGATTGGTGGGATTAAAATATTAGTAATGAAAATGAAATTTATGCTATGAGAACTTATCAAGAGATAATAGCGGATATTAAATTGTCTAGTTTTAATGATGCAGATTTAGATCATTATACACTTATCATTGTTGGAAAGTATCTTGATGATATTCTTCCTTTTGAAGAGTGGAGAACAGAGCAAATGGATGCTGTAATTGTTGGTGCAGGCGATTTATATCCTCTATTATATGTGGCAGCACTTCTTAGTGCAAAAAAACCAAGTGATTTTATCACATTGGTGATGGAGCAAGAAAAGATTACCGAGAATGATCTTCCTGATCATATTCTTCGGTATTTGAATGAATAGTTTTTTCTGGGTAGATGGCTGCTTGTCTTAGGATGAGGTCTATAAATGACGTTAGGAAACTAACCAGCCATTATTTTAAATTTGTGATATGAATAAAATTGAAACATATTATGAGTATCCTCCAATATCTGATAGAAATTATGATTGGTCAGCTATTTGGGATAATTACGATGAAGGTGATTATATTGGATATGGTAGAACAGAACATGATGCAATAGCTGATTTATTGCAATATGAATTAGATAATGAAGAAAATTTAGAACATGAAATTGATAATTAACTATAATGGTGTCTTTGACATTAAAACGAGAGAGAGGTATTATCCTGAACCATTATTAGATTGGTGTGATGGAAATTTTATTTATGCATTCTCCTTGAATGTTATGCCAATACCTCTTACAGGAGAGAAAAAGTTTAGAAAAAATGGGCCACATAGAAACTTGGCTTCTTTGAAATATTTTGTTAAAGTTTAAAAATTTGAACATTTGAAAAATTTGAAAAACGTTCAATTAGCATCCAAGGATGGTGTTGTTGGACATTTTCCCGTTAATGGTGGGAGAGTTAAGGAAGTAGTTGCAGGCTTCTTAAAACAACTTGCAGCAGAATTAGGAGAGCATTCTCCTGTTCGTAATATTATTAACCAATATGCTGCTAATCATAAGTCATTGGTTTTTGGTAAGTATGTTGAAAGTATTTACAAAACTGGTGGTGAAGTAGCAGTGATTGAAAAGCATCCGGGAACTAAAGATCTTCAAGATTTTGAGTTGAAGATGTTAGAGAGTTTGCCAGTAGCCAACTTTACAAGAACTGAATATCATGATGTAAATTGGTATCGTAGACTGAAGAAGGCTCATAAAAGAAATGGTCAACTTGGTGTTGTTGAGTACTTAATTGTACTTGCAAGACGGTTTTCACTTCCAAACGAGGATACCCTTGAGTACAAAAATCTTACTGCTGAAAAGATTGAGGAGTATAAGAGAGTTGCTCATTATTTTAATGGGCTCATTAGTTTGGTTACTAATGGTATGTTACCTGTCAGAGATGGAAGTAGCGGAGATAATTAAGAAGGAGACAGTAACAGAAGAGGAATGTATATTCCTGATACAGGAGTACATTTATGAAAAGAAGGGGGAGAGGATAGAAATTATGCCAATTGAAGTTCAACGTATGGGGCAACATTCTCCTATAGTTTTACAACAATTGTTGCATAATTTCTATCTTACTGCATTAAATCATTTTTTAACGAAATAATATTATGAACAATAAAACAAACAAGAAGAAATATTACCCACCACGTCAGATTCATTTTGGTGATCTCTGGATGGGAGGTAATGGTTGTAAAGTTGTTGAGAATCTTATTGACAGGCTTACTCGCTTGTCATATAAGCCAGTGACTAAGACCAAAAAGGGTGATATTAAAGTATCGCTCGGAAGGAATATTTACATTTATCAGGGTTCTGCCCACAAAGAAGAATTTGAACAATGGTTATCGGAGAGTTAAAAATATTCCATGAATCTGGAATTCATAACAATGAGTGTATGGCTCCAAGGAATACATACAACAAGCAGTTTCAATCCAAACTTGGAAAGAAGGCAAATCTTCAAAACAATAAGAAAGTTGTACAGGTTATACCTATAAACCGTGACTTCTTTTGTAATGAAGATGGATCCTTATATTCTAAGAGGGATTATGACAATTATTGTGCAGACTTAGTTTGTACAGTATTAGGTGTAGCTTGGTCTAAGGACTTTGAAGCTCCACCATATAAAGATTATGTACGTAAAGCATACTAAATACAACGAAACAAGATGGACAAACAATTTGCTATTTCGATTGCGCAATCACGCGCTATTTGCACTGAACTCGGTAATTACTACCAAGTGAAAGTGACTACTGATCCACATTTTTATGAAGATGATAATGGTGGACGTTATATTATTAATTTTGCAGCAATGACTGGCCAACAGGCTACAGAGTTGCAAAGTTTCTTTACAAGTAATCCAAATCCGACATCAGATGATCTGACGGATGCACTTAATGCATCTCAACTCACTTTCAGTATCTGGGTTAATTCCGAGACTGGAGAAGTTGGTTGGAAACCAAGTAAAGGAGAGATTGTTAAAATTTCTCTAGATTATGTACAAAACCGTGAAGGTGATTCAGTATTACGGATTAAGAGCTGTGCTCCGCTACCAGTATCTACTGCACGTACTTTTACATTAAATGCTGCTGAGGAAATTCCTCAGTCTGCAGAATCACACCTTCAAGAAACTGAAGGTAATTAACAAACTTGCTTTACGTACATCAGAGTTCTGGGGAGAAATCCTCAGAACTCTGTTTTTTAAAAAAACTACTTATGAAACAATACATTTATAAGGATTGGAAAAACGAAAATGATTATGAAGGTACTGCGGAGTTGTTAGAATTTGATAAGGATAGTCTTACATTCTTTTGTGATAATAATGTAGAGGAAGTTGAATCTTATAACCGTTGGGTGCGAGATACTAATCTTGCAACAGGTAAGGAGAATACTAAGAGAAAGAAGTTAGGATTGAAGAGATTACCTCTTAAGAGATTTGTACAACCAGATATCTTTCAAGGAGAACGTTGGTTAGTGGAATTTGAAGATGGTTTTAGGGCATACAGGTGGATAAGAGTAATGGTTACAAGTTCTAATTCACTTGAAAAAATGAGTGAATGTACGAGTTATGATGATAAATCCGAAGATAGAGAAAATTAGGATAGAGGATATAATGGCTATTGATACTGAGTATAATAGTCCAATACCTCTTGAGGCACAGGTGCTTGCTATTGCATTATCTAATAGTAATGAGACTTATGTACTTGAATGTAGAAGATATGCTCATGCAGATATTGTAGGGCTTTTAAAACAGTTGCAAGATTGTAAACAATTGATTGCACACAATGCTAAGGCGGATGCACTTGTTATTCGTAGTAATTACAATGTACGCATGGATAATTGGTGTTGTACTATGCTTGCAAGTCAAGTTATTGACAATGGTAATATCCTTTCTGTGAAGGGTGGATATAGAACTAATAAGATGGTGGGTAATATTCCAGTTATGGAAAAACCTCATAGTCTTGCAGGGTGTTTACAAAGATATCTTGGAATAGAACTGTCAAAAGAGCAACAGGCATCATTTCTACGTCACCCATTTTCTAAACTTCTAAGTGAGGAACAGCTGATATATGCAGGAGGTGATACACACTATCTACTTTCTTTGTATGCAGAACAACGTAAGTACTTGATATCCAGAGAGTTAACAAATATTACAGATTATGTGGAATATCCACTAATCAGTGTACTTACAGATATGGAACTGATAGGTTGTAAAGTAGATGCTGAAGCTCATCTTGCTAACATAGCAAAGTGGAACTTGGAACTCAAGGACATGGAGAGAAGGTTGGATGAACTTGCAGGAATTGTGAGAACAGAAGTGGGTGTTAGAGTAGGAAGAAGAACAGATTGGTTGTATGAAGTAGACTTGTGGAATAGAACTACTAAGGTATTCAAAAATAGGAAACCAGAGTATAAGGATTGGGGAAGTAGATTATTAATGTTACATCAATTTGAAGTACGTGGAGAACCACTACCTGTAGATCAGGAAAATGCTCAAAAGACATCTGTTAGTCAGAATAATCTTGAGTATTACTTAATTAATAATCCGGGAAGTCCTTTAGAACCAGTGATTACATTATTCATAGAGCGTGTAAAACTTAAAAAGAAGATTAGTACTTATGGAAGATCTATTATTAATGCTCTTGATGCTGATGGAAGAATGCGCACCTCTTATGGACAGTGTTTTGCAGAAACTGGTAGACTTACCAGTAGTGCCGTATGTACCACTAAGAGGGGTAGATGGCATAGAAACTCAGGATTAAATCTTGCAAATATACCTAAAGATAATGCACTTCGTAACTTATTTATTACTGATGATAACTATTCTTTTGTTGATTCTGATTTTGAAGGTCAGGAAGTATTTATTGCAACAGACTATTCTCAAGAACCACTTCTTATTAATGCCTTGGAAAATGGATTTGACCACCATAGTTTTTTGGCTTCTGATAGTTTTAGTATTATTTTTGGAAGGAAAGTAACTATTGAGAATGAGGACAAGGTACTAATTATTGATGGCCAGAGTTATAATATGAAGAAGGAACTTAGACAAGAACATAAAAATTGTCTCTTCAGCCTCTTTTACGGAGGAGGGCCTAAGAGAGTTTTTGAGTATCTTGGAAAGTTTATCATGAAACATAATCCACCTGAACAAGGTTTAGAAATTGCTTCTAAAGTCTCTAAGAAGATGAAGACTAATCTACCTGTTCTTGTGAAATATCTTGATAAGCAGGTAGGAATAGTAAAGAAACAAGGTTTTCTTGTATCTTCTAAACTTGGCAGAAGAAGATATTTCTATGATACTGATTCTGCATTTGGAGATGCAATGAATTATGGTATTCAGGGGAGTGGTGGGGAATCAATGAAGTTTGCACTTATTAAGATTGATAAATGGATTAGAAAGAGAGCAAACGAACTTGGATATAGTGATTACAAGCAATTTGGTTGGATAACTTTTACAGTATATGATCAAGTTGTAGTTTCATTACATGATGATCATCTTGATGAAGCTGAAATGATTCCTACTCTTATGAAGGAGTCTCTTGATTTTTTCTTAACAACTCTTCCAGCTGGAAGTGATTTAAACATAACTAAAAAATGGCAGAAATGAGATGGAAATTGACATTGGAAGGTTAACAAGACAGGAACAAGTAGTGGATAAGATGATGAAAGTTGATGGTGGTACTTTAGAGGCAGCTACAGGTTTTGGAAAGTCGTATACTGGAATCTTATTGATACAGAGAATGATGTGTGAAGGGTTTACAGCATTGGTTGTAGTGCCTACACGTCCTTTGAAGAAACAATGGAAAGAGCTTCTTAAGTCATTCAAGCTTGATGTGGAGGTTGAGGTTATTAATACTGCATACAAGAATAAGTATGATGTGGATCTTGTAATCTTTGATGAAGCACACAGAATTCCAGCACCTGAATTTTCAAAGGTTCTTGATACTGTAAAGTATAAGAAGGTATTTGGACTTACAGCTACTGTTATAAGATCAGATGGTGAAGAATGGAAACTACTTGAAGTTGCACCCATTATTGATACTATCAGTGTTCGTGAATGTGTGAAAAATGGTTGGATATCAGAGTTTACTATTTATAATCTTGCAGTTCCTTTTACAAGTTTAGAATTGAAAGCTTACAAGAAAGTTAATAGCTCTTTTAAGTTTGCAAGCTTGAAATGTGGGTATGGTGGTGCTGCTTTTTCTAATGCAATGTCATGGTTGAAAAATGGTAGTAGAGAGCAGAAGAAGTGGGCGGGGATTTACATGGGCAGTGTGAGCAAGAGAAAGAAACTTCTTCAGGGAAATGATAATAAGGTTAAGTATGCAAAGAAGATTGTAGATCATCTATCAGATAGGAAGGGATTAATCTTTTCTGAAACTGTAGAGACTGCAAAGGATATTACTAATCTTATTGGTAAGGAGTGTGCTACTTATTATGGTCAATTAGGCAAGAAGGAGCGCATAGCAGTACTTAAAAAGCTTACTGATGGTAGAAGCAAGGTGCGCCTAATATCAGCTGTAAAAGCACTTAATGAGGGCTTAGATGTGCCTGCATGTTCTCTTGCAATTATTGTTGCAGGTAACAGTATTGAGAGAGATCAGATACAAAGAATGGGAAGAGTTCTTCGTGTATCTGATAAACAATCAATAATTGTAAACTTGTATATACAAGGAACACAAGATGAAGTATGGTTACGAGACAGACTTAGTGGTTTGCCTTGTAAATGGATAACAAAGATAGATGAAATCGAGTGATAAATTTGACTATATCGTAAGTATGGTCATAGGTTGTGGTACTAAGAGAAGTAGAAGGTTTGAAGATTGGTATAAACTACACATAAAGAAGTTTGTCTTCTTTGAGTATAGATCTGGTTTTCAATCCCTTCTCTTGTGCCGAGGTTCAGGTGAATACACACATGAAGGTGGATATGAGGGTGATACTGTTGATTATCTTGGTGACAGGGTACTCTTTCACAACATTACTACTCCACATATTGATATTCACTATCAAAAAATAGTAGAAAAGTATGATACAGGTACAGGAGAAGAACCTCCTAATAATGGTAAGCAAGGAACAGTTACAACAACTGGGGGATAAAAAAGTTTTAGGAGGTTTTAATGATACTCCAGATTTCTTTGAACTTCAGAATTTTAGAGTTATTGTTGGTGACATAGAAAAACACATAGAGAATGTTCCAATTCTTGAACCTTCAAGAGTTCCAGAATGGATAGATGAATGGAGACAGTTGTTTCCAAAAGGATTAAATAGTATTAATAGGGCATACAGAGGTGACAGACAAGCCTGTCTTAATAAGATGAAAACGTTTGTGAAAATACATAGGTATCCAAAAGATATCATAATGAAAGCTACCCAGAAGGCAATTAAGATTGCAGAGCTTAAGAATTTTGAGTATTTTCCACAAGCACATTATTTTATAGATAAGCATGGACAATCGCAGCTTGCAGGTATTTGTGAGCAATTAGATGACATAACTGATGCACGTTCAAGATTTACAGTATTATGACAAAAGAACAAATTGAATATTATGAAACTTGTAAAAAAGATTTAATACAAAAGAAAATGTATAAAGTTCAATTACCCTTTCATTCAACCCTTCATGGTGAAGGAAAAAGTAAAACTTATGATCTTTTAGTTGAACTTGAAGCAATACATAAGGAAATGTATGATGAAGTGCGTGATTCAATAGACAAAGCAATTGAAAAAATTGAGAATAAAATAAATGTATTATGAAGATTAAAGTTGATGTTAAGTTTGGAGAATTTCTTGATAATGCTGCTAAAAAAGTTAGATTAACAAGTGGTGACATTTATTATCATCTCCCTTATTGGTATCAAAAAACTGTAGATGGGGAATGGTTTGAACATACATTTGATGGACTTCCAGAAGAGCTTCAACAACATATTCTTGATAGTGTTGCTGATGTGATAGATGAAAATTTATGAGCATATTCAATAATGTACAGGATAATATTGATGATGGTAGAGCTGGAAATACTCTCTGGATTCCTATTGGTTTTCCAAAGATAGGAGAACATGTAGGTATAATTCCTAAGACATATACTCTACTTGGTGGTAATAGTGGTACAGGAAAAACAAGTTATTGTGATCTCTCGTATGTGCTAAACCCATATCAATGGATTCAGGAGAATGGTGAAGATAAGGATGTGAAATTCACAGTACTTTATAAGAGTATGGAAAGACCTAAAGAGTATAAGATTGCCAAGTGGATATGTATGAAACTTTGGCAAGATCACCAGATTATGTGTGATGTTCCTACTCTTTTTAGGTGGGGAGAGCACAGGAGTAGAATTCCTGATGATGTATATGCCTTGATAACAGGCTATAGGAAGTACTTTGAAAAAATGGAAGACACTGTAATCATCAATGATGGACCAGAGAATCCTACTGGAATTTATAGGTGGATGGTGAATAAGATCATGGATAATGGTACTTATGTTACCAGTGATGATAAGGTTATTAAGATCTACAGACAAGGAAAAAGCCCCTTCAAGGGAGATTGTGAGACTATCAGATTTGGAACTGCAAAAACAATAGAGATAACAATCTATGGTGAAAAAGTGCAGGTTCATAAGATGTTTGCAAAATTCTTTCCTATTGATAAGCGGCATGTATATCTTTGTGCTATTGATCATATGGGTAAGTGCACACATGAGCAAGGCTTAGATGATAGAGGTACTCTTAATAAGATGACAGAGTATGCCAGTGGAAAACTTAGGGATGTATTTGGAGCAAGTATAGTGGCTGTTAGTCAATTTAACAGGGCTACTTCAGATTCACAAAGAAGGTTTTCTAAAGAAGTGGAGATGGCCCCCATGGAAACAGATTTCAAAGGTAGCGGAAATATGTTTAACGACAGTGATGCCGCAATTGCACTATTTAATCCTTGGAGATATGGAATGGTTAAGTATCTGGATTATGAAGTGGATAGTTTCGTAAATGCTAAAGGTTATAACAGATTTCGTAGTCTTCATGTTCTGAAGAATTCCTATGGAGTTGATGATGTAGCATATGGGCTACACTTTTTAGGAGAGATTGGTGGATTTGCTGAATTACCAGCACCACACACTATTAAAGATTATAAACAATACGCAAACCCAAAATTTAAACAACGATTGTGTTAGAAATGACAGATTTATTACCAAAAGAGATTATTAAATCAGACTTGCATAATCCTAAGAATTTGATAATATTCAGTAAACCAAAGTCTGGAAAGACTACCTTGGTTTCAATGTTACCAAATTGCCTTCTTCTTGATTTTGAAGAAGGTAGTGATTATGTAGATGCACTCAAGATTAAGATTGATTGTCTTAAGGTGAGTGATAAAAAGAATGAAGATGATGTTTCCTATCAGGAAGTAGCAAATAGCATTCTTGGACAGAAGAAGGAAACAGGAAAGTATCCTTATACATATGTTGCAATAGACACAATTACTGCTATAGAGGATATGTGTGAGTGGGATGCTACTGAAGCCTATATGAATTCAAATATTGGAAAGAGTTTCAATAGACAAGGTGGACAGTTCTTGCCTAAGAGTAAGTGGGAATCAGTTCTTACATTACCTAATGGTGCTGGATATTTCTGGTTAAGAGAGTCTTTTAAGAAGTGGATGAAAATAACTGATAGATTAGCACCTAATGTGATTCTCCTTGGACACCTGAAGGATAAGTATATCACTTCAGAAGGTAAGGAGATTATTACAGGAGGTCTGGATTTAACAGGCAAGATTAGTAGAATTACATCAGCTAATAGTGATGCTATTGGTTATTTGTATAGAAATAAAGATAAGACAATGTTATCCTTTAAAGGACGTGGAGTTGAGTGTGAAGCAAGACCAGCACACCTTACTGGACAAGACCTTGTTATTATGGAAAAAGTAGATGACAAATTAGTCTCATATTGGGACAAAGTTTATAAATTATGATAGAGTTTTCATTTGGAAAAAGAAGTATCAGGAATCAACGTCAGCCTAAAGCTGAAGTATTTCCTGATAAGCTTGTCATGAGTCTCATGCCCTTAAGCAGGGATGAGAATGACGAGGTTGTAAGAAGCGCAAAGCGCAAAATTGTGTTTAACATGTTAGCCCAAACAACATTGGAGTTATTCAATAATGTAGGGTCTAATGATGAACCTGTATTTGAGAATACAGAGATTGTGCATTGGGTACAAGGAGTAGATAACTACATCTTTGTGGTTGGTGATAATACCAAGGTAATTAATACTCAGGGAGAAGAGGTTTCAATTCCAGCGACTATTTTGGTGAAGAAAACAAGTATGGGTGTGAATAACAAGAGTCTTTATGACAATCTTGTAGCACAGTATAACTTGGATACTACACAGGAGAATCATTTGGAATTGACAATTGTTGAACAACAACAGGTAAACAGCGATGTTTACAGTATTGCACCTATTACTCAGGAAGAGGCTGTGGTAGAACCAACAGCAGAAGAAATAGTTGAAGACATAGAGAATATGTCAATGACAGAAGAAATTGAACTTGAAGAAGCTACAAACAATAGTTATTAGAATATGGCATTAAGAGGAGATACAATTGAATTTAAAGAGCGCAAGTTATATACAGGACTTGTGGATTTTGATATTGTAGGCATTAATCCTACAGCTCAGGAACTTTCTGAGTTGCAAGGACGTGATGTTGATGATATCACAGAACCAGTGTATACTACCGTTGATGATGATGGTGAAAAGCTTAGGCTTGAGATTTGGTTAAGGAATGAAGAACTTGATCTTCTAACCAAAACTACATTCTGGTTGGAAAACAATGAACGCTTTAATCGTGATGGTAATAAGCAAGAGTTTATTAATAATGTAGGGAATACTGCATGGGCAGCTGATGAAGCAGGATTGTCTGCTTATGAGTGGTTTAACACTGATGGTGTGAGACCAGCAATGGTAGGTGAAGGCAATCTTTATAGCTTTCTACAGATATGGAGTAAGATTGATGTTCGTAAAGAAGGTACAGAATTTATTCTGGATACTTCTTGGGCAGATCTTATTGCAGGAGATGTTGATGAACTCAATGAGTATGTAGGCGCATTCAGTACACATCAAGTACGTATGTTGTGTGGAGTTACAGAGAACAATCAGAAGTTTTATCAAGCAGTGTATAACAATGTTGTACTTCGTGGTGGTAGTAACTATGTGAAGTATCTCCGTAAAGCTTTGGATAACTACGCTTGGAAAGGTGATTATCAGGAGAGTTTTGATCTTCAGGTATATACGCCTACTCCAGCAAGTGAGCAACCTGCAGAAACAATGGCTCAAGCATCTACTGCTGACATTCAGGATGTATTAGACGACTAAGTTATTATAATGGGACTCCTCTATTTATGGGGGAGTCCCTTTACAATCTAAATGTATGCGTGAGGAGTTAAATAAAGAATCACTTCTCAAACATGTTAGTCAGGAAGATATATTTCAAAAGTACATGAAACACAGGCCAGAAATTGGAAATTATTACTGTAACCCACTTAGAGAGGACAGTAATCCCGGTTGTTGGTATTGGTATAATGGTTATGGAACACTGTTTTTTATAGATAATACCAAGAGGAGAGAGTTTGGTGGTGATTGTTTTGAAATGGTAGGAAAGATATGTGAGGTTGAAAATTTCTATGAAATACTTCGTAGGATTAATTATGACTTTCGCATAGGACTTGATGATGGATATCTTCAGGATTATAAACCAGTGGTAAGAAGTGCTGATGCAAGAAGGAGTGGAAGGACTATACGATCAAAAATTAAGTTTACCTACATGCCCTTCTTGAAGAAGGATATAAAGTGGTGGGAACAATTTTGTGCTACTGAATACCTTTTAAATAAGAATGAGATTTATTGTTGCCATAAGGTATGGATTAATGGTAATCTTTTTCACACATATAAATACGATGATCCAGTTTATGCTTATAAATTTGATGATCGTTGTAAGATTTATCGTCCGTTTGCAGAGAGGAAGAAGAAATGGAGATCTAACTGTAAGAATACGGATATTAATGGTTATAAACAACTACCAGAAACTGGAGAGTTATTAATAATAACCAAAGCTATGAAAGATGTGTTAACTTTAACATCTATGGACTACAACGTAATTTCACCACAAGCAGAATACCCAGTATTACCAGAAAAACTTGTGAAAGAATTGAAAGAGAGATTTACACGTATTGTCGTTTTCTATGATAATGATGAAGCAGGTGTGCAAAACTCTATAAGATTAACAACAGATATTGAGGCAGATTACGTAAATATACCACAGGGAATGCCTAAGGATCCAAGTGACTATGTAAAGAAATATAGTTGTGAGGCTCTTACGGAATACCTTCATAGTAAGAACATAAAATAATTGTATGGCAAAGATACTATATATTGACATTGAAACATCCCCCAACAAGGGGTACTTTTGGAGATCAGGTACTAAGATATTTGTACCACCAGAAGCAATACTTGAGGAAAGGAAGATTGTTTGTATTTGTTACAAATGGAGTGATGAAGATACGGTACATTTTTTAAAATGGACAGCAGATCAGTGTGATAAAAAGATGTTACAGAAGATTAGTAAAATTCTTTTACAAGCTGACAGTATTGTTGGACATAATAGTGACAGATTTGATATTCCTTGGATAATGGGAAGATTGTTCTTTCATAAATTACCACCACTTGGTGACTTACCTAAAGAAGATACCTATAAACAAGCAAGAAAAGTCTTTAATACTAACAGTGGAAAGCTTGATTATCTTGCAAAGTATGCAGGAGTTGGTGGAAAGGTTAGTACAGGTGGTCTTCCACTTTGGATTGATGTATGTCATCATAATGATAGGCAAGCTTTAAAGAAGATGATTGATTATTGTAAAAATGATGTAATTATTCTTCAAGGACTACATGAAGAAATGCTTCCGTATATAACACCCAGACAACATATGGGCATAATGCAGGGAGGAGATAGAAGTGATTGTCCATCATGTGGAAGTATTCATAAACAAAAACGTGGAACTTATATAACAAGGGTAGCTGAATACCAGCGCTATAGTTGTAATGACTGTGGACATCGTTGGAGAGACACTCGAATGAAAAAGACAACAGACAAATTATAATATTATGATACCAGCCTTTATACTGTGTAGTTGCCTAAGTACGGGTAAACCTGTATAAGGGCTGGGTCTTTAAAACAATTTAAAATGGGATATGATATACAGTTTGATAATTAAATTATGGCTATACAACAGATAGAAATTAGTAATACACAGGGAACTAAGGGTATTGAAAAAGAGATTAGTAAAGGTGCTAAGAAAATGGTACTGGATACTTTGCAGATTAATCAATATACTAAACCTGTAGAAAGTACTGTAAGGGAGCTTGCTTCCAATGCAGTAGACGCGCAATTAGAAAAAAGAATTGCAAAAGAAATCTTAAGTGGAGAGGCTCAAGTAGAAGATTATTTCATTAGTAGAACTGGTGAAAAGTACGAGGATAGTAATTGGAAACCTGATTACTATGACCTTACATGGTTAAGTGATGACGACAATGTGTACCTTAATTATTATGAAGGCTCAGGTGGTGGATTTTGTGATACCTTTGAGGTTATTGATCATGGTGTAGGAGTAGGAGAATCAAGGTTATATGGATACTTTCAACTTGGTTATAGTACTAAAAGGAATAGTGCTTCAGCACTTGGAGCATGGGGATTTGGTAATAAGGTTGCATTAAGTACAAGGTGTAAGTATTATACTGTTGAGACAGCATACAATGGTAAGCTGTTTAAGTTCAACTGTTATGCTTATAAAATTGATAGTTTGGTTCCTAAGTTTGATCTTGAGACAGAAGAAGAGAACAACTTTGTAGAATGGGATAATGGTGCAAAGATCTATTATCAGGCAACTGATAGTAAGAATTATACCAAGATTAATGTTCCTGTTAAACGTCATAATAGACGCTCTTTTGAGGATGCAGTATCTTCACAACTATTGTACTTTGAGAATATCCTGTTTAAGACAATTGAGGAAGATGGATATGAACGTCCGCATGAATTTCGTGCAAGTCTTGCTTATGAATCTGATAATATCATAATCAGTGATAGTTATCATTATGGTAAACCACATGTTCTTGTGTGTAAGCCAGATTCTAATATTGGAGTATGTTATGGTGTTATTGATTTCAAAGAACTTGAGCTTGAGGATATTTATGCAAATGTTGCTATTAAGTGTCCTATAAGATCAGTAATTGAGGACGAAGCTACGGGTGAAGATATTGTACTTAATGAGGGTGTTGAAGTTACCAGTTCTAGAGAGTCTATAGTGTGGAGTGACCATACTAAGAATTTCATTTTGAAGAAGATTCAGGATGTTAGAGATGAAGCAGAAGAACTTGTAAAAGAGGAATTGAAATTAGATGATTTTCCTACTTGGGTTAACACATGTGTAAGCCTTATCACAAATGCTGAAAGTACATCTGTAATAGGAAGGATTGGAAAATTTGTGTCACTTAATAGTCTTAAACCTGCTTTTCCCGGTAATAAGAAATTGAGATATAGTACGTTTGAAAAATTCTTTAAGGGTTTGAATGTTAGACTTGTGAGTTATAATGGTAAAAAGATTAATAGAGAAGACTGTCTTTCATGGTATACATATATTAATCGTCCTATTTATGTAGGAACTATAAGCGCTGTTAATAATCGTGATTACTATATCACACAGGCACAGGAGAAAGGATCATTTATTCTTATAACACCTGATAATAAGACACCTGATATATTGGAATTAGAACGTTATAGGGAGCATCAAGAGCTTCTGTGGAGTGTTCTTGAAGATAGTTATATCAACTATGATGAAATTGAGGTTTCTGAAGATTATAAGAAGTCCTATGAGAGACTTGAACAACATGATATTCTTAATCGTACACTTACACCAGAAGAATGGAGAGTTCAGAATCAAATGATCACTATTAGATCTTATGATAGTACTCGTAAAAGTTATGATTATACATATAATGAGTATAGCTTATCTCTACAGAACCATGAAGAACGTCTTGCAGATCTTGTAAACTACAGTGGTAATTTATATTATGGATTTACAGAGGATAAGGAAAAACTTAGGTTTGCAAGTAAGATATTGAAGAATGAGTATAATTTTCATTTATACAATGATGAGTGTGTAATTCTAATTGCAAAAAAGTATGAGAAGTATTTCAAACATCATAAGTACATTGATGAATTTTTTGAAACAGTAGAAGATGGTGTTTTAACAGCACACTCAAGAATGATTCACGGTTATACAATTTATAAATTGCAAAAGGAAGATCATGAAATGTGTCAAAGAGTTATAAGACACAAGCAATGTTGGTATTTTATGGATAGAAGTGCACAAGCGGCAAAAGATTTATTTGAGAATTATTATAGGAGTTGTCCTAATTATCTTAATGGTAATATTAAGGTAGATATATTTGAACACTATAATAAGCTTGTTGAAATTCAAGATGCATTTGAGAGTGGTGATGAAGATATGATTGCTGAAGTACAAAAACAATACAATCTTCCTGAAGAGGTTAAGGATTGTAAAATTTATGATGTTATGCAAACACAAGTTGCTTATGACATCAATGATATTTATACCCAATATTTACATATGTTAGATTGTGATCTTAATATAGATGATCGCACATCTGAAGTTAGCGAGTATTTTAAGTTTAAAAACTATATTGATTATAAAAATGATGATTACATTAAACAAGACAAGTAATTCAATTACAGGCTCAGTTAATAATGAGCAATTTGGCATTCCTTTTTCGCAAGAAAGGTGGAATGAAATGGTTAAGCTGCAGGAAGCTGCAGAGAATGCAAGCACTATTGAGGAACTCAAGTCAATTATTGCTGATTTTCTACCACTTACAGTTATTACTGATAAGGAGTATGTAGAAAGTAAGTGTCCTAATATCTTAGTTTCTAACAGGGGAACATTTCATCTTAATGTGGATGGACATCCAAGTAGGATTGCAATGCCTAAACAACTTGTAGACAATATCTTAGAGAGTCTTGATGCAGATATTTCTGCTGATCCACTTATTAAGTTATGGACAAGATGGTTAAGGAATCCAATTCTTCGTGGTTATTCTGATGAAGAAGCTTCTAATTTTTCAGAAAGGTTCTTTACTTACATCAATGCTGTATATGTTAGCCCTGAAAAGGTAAGTGAGTGTATAGAGGATGGTTTTACAGAAGAACGTGCACAAGAACTTTCAACAGTAAATCAAGTGCAAGTTACTAAAGAGGGACTTCTTGCTACTTATAAAGTCTCTCAGGAGATTATGACTAAGTTTGATACTGAAAGTGGTGAACAGGTTTCTCGTTATAAGTATGAGTATGATGAAAATACTGGAATTAAAAAGAGGGTAGAGGCTGATATTGAGAATGAAGATAGACTCTTTCAACCAGTGATGATGGGAACAAGTGGAGATGCGTTCTTCTGTGAAGGAGATAATGGGTTTGTAGACTCGGGGCACTTTATACGTGTAGGTTGTGTACATAGACTTCCTTCATGGAGTTATGTGAATACAGATAATCATCGCTCTTGTGTAAAAGGTTTACATCTTGGTGGTCTTAACTACATACGTGGTTATCAAAGGGATACTACAGCTACTCATAATTGTTTAGTGGATCCTACACATATAGGGGCTATTCCTTGTGCTAGTCATGAAGGTGATGGTGCTATTCGTGTACTTCAGTATTTTGTACTTGATGAATTTTCTGGAACTAATGGTAGCTTATATCATAGTTCTGATTATGCAGCTAAGACTGATACTGAATGGGGAATTGAGAGAGCAGAGATTCTTAAAGAATTTGGTGAACTTCAAGAAGAGGCAGATGCTGAAAAGCAAGAGATATTGAATATCTGATGGGAGGTAAGCGCAATAGAAGTGTAGGACATCGCTGGGAAAGAGATTGCGCAAGGGCTTATAGAGAGTGTGGTCATCCTCATGTGGTGACCACGCGCTCAGAGTCCAAAGCCAGAGATGATACTGGTATTGACTTAATGAATAAGGATGAATTTAAGAATGGATTATTGAGGGATGCTCCTCAATGTAAGTGCACTCTTAAGAATCCTGATTATCACAAGTTAATTACAGAACTTCCAGAGGAATTAGGTATGCCTGTTGTTCTTCATAGAAAGACAGAGAAACAAGGAAAGATTTTCCGTGTTGTGGGGGAATATGCAATAATAAGAGTAGAGGATTTTTTTAAATTAATTAGTAATGGTAAGCTTGATTGATGCAGATATTCTTCCCTATTCAGTATGTTTTAAGGGAATGAAAGAAGGATGGAGTTATGACAAACTCAAAGAAGTTATTGATGAATGGTTTATCGCTATAGTTACAGGTTGTAATACAACACAATATATTGCCTATTTATCGGGTGATAACAATTTTCGGAGTAGAATATATCCAGAGTATAAAGCTAACAGAAAACAACCTAAACCAGACTATTTTTATGAACTTAGACGATATCTTAGAGAACGTTGGAAATGTGTAACTATTGATGGTGCTGAAGCAGATGATGCATTAGCAATGTCACAAGTGAAACTTGACTTTATGAGTGCAATATGTAGTACTGATAAGGACTTAAAACAGATTCCGGGTTATCATTACAATATAAAAGAGCATTATCTCTCAACTATTGGCATAGAAGAAGCATATAGAAACTTATGGATGCAGGTATTAACAGGTGATAGCACAGATAATATCAAAGGAATTTCAAGAATAGGGCCTAAAAAGGCTGCTGAAATTGTTGATAATGTACTATTTACTACTGTACCTGAAGCTGTAAGAAGGATGTATAATGATGATGACGAGTTCATTCTCAACTATAGGCTTGTAAGTCTTATACAAGAGAACAGCAACTTCCATCTGCCAAAAATTAGGGAGTTATGACTAAAACGTATAAGTACCTGTATCCAGCATTTCACCTGTCTTGTAGTACAATGGTAAGAGCAATGTTGGGGGATCTTATGAGAATGGAGAAATTGGTAGACGTATATCTTTATGATAACAGTCATGTATATGAGGATCCAATGATATTTCTTCTCTTAAGACTTTCCCAAGGTTCTTTAGATGTCTTGGATAAATTCAGGACATTAAATACATATATAGATGATTACAGTGTTGACAACAATATGTTTATGGTTGTTGTAAGTATTTCAGATATGAGAGCATATAATAACTTTTTGGAGTCTAAATACTCTAAGATGTATAGCTCTGTATTTCTTGAAAGGGCATTTAAGAAGTCTGATGGAGAATATCTATCTGTATATAATGTGTTTGCAAAGACAGTAAAGAGGAAGATGGAATTGATTGAAGATTACAATCTTCCTGATGAATTTGATTTTGAGGATGCGGAACTTGAAGGAATTATGAATATTGAAGAAGAAACATTTAAACACAAAAAGGAGGGAGCATGATTATTGGAATAAGCGGAGAAATAAATAGTGGAAAGGATACTGTTGGTAAGATGATACAAGGTCTAACTTCAGATAATATAACTGATGGAGAAATTGTAGATTATTCACTAACGGAAAGGATACAAGCTGTAACC